ATGTATATATAAGGAAATTTACATTGATTTAACCATGTTTATTTAAAGTTATTCTTTAAGTATATACTATTCAGTAGTATTTAAACAAGAGGTTTAATTAAACTACTATAACATATTGATTTATAATGATTTAATTAATTAAAGATAAGTTCGCATGTTAATGTGATTGATTTGTATCTTATCAATCAGTTTAATTGATAGTATTTATATTATTGATAAACAACAACTTCTGCAACTTGATCGAACTGGAATATTGCTTGAATGATATGGATTGTAATGAGTTTACTCATAAGGTACTGCATGAAATTCAGATAGAGTTTTATTCTATTTCCCGAAGTTTAAGAGAATACGTTAGTAGGGAAATTAGACTGGGGTATTTATTATCCCAGTCTTCTTATTTTAATTTGTAAATATTTAACACACAACAATATAAACCCTCTTAATTAAATAATCACATGAAGACTAATTTACTTTCCGTTGTAGTAGTATTAATGATACTCACTGCTATCTATGCTTTGATGAGTCATAGCACTACATTCTTGATTGTGTTCTACATTCAGGTAGGTTTAATCATTACAGTATTTATATTCACAATTGTATCTGAAGTAAATAAGATTATTAAATACAACAGAAATCACAAGAATAAAACAACCCTCAAAAACAAATAGTCATGGAAACTTATTCTAAATTCTTAGTGGATGTAAATATCCCTAAAGACAATGCTATGCTTTATGTTAAAGTTATGGCAGCAACTAAATGGCATGCAATACAATTAGTGTATGCTAAGTTTAGTCATGTTCAAGCTGATGTAGCTAATTACAGTGCTGTAAACATGATATTCAAGTAATTGTAAACAAATAAATAATTACGCTTATGAAAGTGATAACTATTTCAAATGGGACCAAGAGATTGGTCCTTATTCCTGAAAATGACTCTGAGAGAGCTGATCTGGAATTGATCTCAAAACAAGAAACACAAAAGCTCTTGACAGATAAGACGCTGAGTGTTATTGATCAGGTAATACCTGAAGGATCATTAATTATCCAATCGTCAAAGATATTGGGTAATAATCAAGGAAAATAATTAGTAAATAACCCTTAAAAACAAAACACATGGCAAGTAAAAATCTTCCAAAGAAACAAAGTGAGATGACAACACAAGAGTTGTTTGTTCATTTCAAAGAAGGAACAATAGAGATGATTAAAGAGCATTTCAATGAACATGGTAATCAAATAATTGAACCGGCAGTATTCATTGGTGTAAAACAAAATGCTCTTGCTAATCATGCTGATTTCCTTAACTCTCTTCCTCCAGTAGTTAAGCAGCAAATAATGGAGAATATTCATGATGAACACAAGATTCATACATTATGTCTTCCATTAGGAAAATTGTTTCAAGATCATGGCAACGAAATCATGAATAAAGCAAGCAAGAATATTGCTCGTAGAATGGTTGATGAGGCTGTAAATGATTTCAGAAAGATTGATGTCAATTCAGTAATGTTTGTTCTATTTGTTACTGAAGCATATATGGCTGAACACATTGTTGATGATAAAACAGCACAAGACATTGCTTTAGGTAGAAAGTCTATTGATAGCCTAATACCTGATGGAGGTGTTCGTTCAATGCCTGGAACAAAAGAAGTGATAACATTGATGTATGAAACATTGACATCATCTCAATTGATAACATTTGACATACTTCGTTCAGATGAATATCAAGAAGCAATCAACATGAGGGAATTCCCAGAAATGAATCAACCAAGTGAAGGTTTATTCTCTGGTATTCTTCATTCAGGAAATCATACAAATTTTAATTAACCAAGTAATATTTATTATTATGGCAACTAAAAGAAAATACTCAGCAGGTCGTGTTTATTCGGCTAAATATTCATTTCCAACAAAGTTTAATGCAGCAGGTGATGTGGTATCAGTATCAACTCTCACTACTGATTTTTCAGGGAAAAGTATATTACAATTTGGTCTCAAGAATGTTATTTGGCATCATGCCAAACGATTGAATGTACCAAAAGGTTATTCGTGTGTTGTTGATGAGGGTTAGCAACAAAGTAAATGAGAGGGACATCAGTGTCTCTCTCTTTTATCTAAATCAAACAAGATATGGCTAAGAAATACTTTTTATATGGTGAATCAAAAGTAATTGAAGATTCATTTGAAGCATTAGGACAATTAACAGGATTTATCTATGGTAGATTATCAGAGTCATCTCAATCAACAGAGGACCATCAGTTCTTTTCAAGACTCTATAATCCATTGAGACATCTACATGATTCAATATCACCATCAGTTAAAAAGATTGTGGATATTGATTTAGCTGCTCCAGGTGCAAGATCTCAAATGGTGAATGAGATTATTCAAGCAATAACATCGACAGATGCTAAAACACCAGAAGATTTAATTTTTAAACTTAATTTAATACTCTCAAAGTATGAAGTCATCGGAATTGATGAGTCAAGAAATGGAGGAGACGACGATGAAGACAATCTCCCTTTCTGAACCAAAACCAGTAAAACTAAAGTCGTATGAATTCGACCCCAAAGATCTTAGTGCGATCATTAGCCAATATGATAGTATCGACCCAGCTCAAGACATTAAATCAGCTAAGAAAGCAAGAACAGTTGTTAAATCAAAGATTGCAGAGATCAAACGAATTCATACATCCAACAAGAAGATCATTAAAGACTTCCAAGGAGAACTCGTTGCGTACGATTTACAAAAGTTTCAAACCCTCACACAGGGATTAACTGATTTGTATGATAAACTTGATCAATCAATAAATAATATTGAGAATCAAGCAGTTTCAAGAGAGAGGGATATATTCAACCGGATGAGCGGCATACAATTGTCTATTTCGGAGAAAATTATGAATGCTCGAACTGAAGAACAAATCCAAGAGATTCAAATTGAGATATCCGGAATTGAAATCACAGCAGCATTATACGATAACAATGTAGCTAACATGGAGAGCATCAAGACTAAACTCATGATGAATGCAGCCAATAGAGCTCTTGAAATCGCTAATGCAGGTGGTACAATTCCTGATCATAAAGTAGATCCAATTAGTATGGGCCCAACAACAATTGAGTCTAATCAGAAATATACTGATGGTGAATTACTTAATGCAATGGAAATAATGGGTATTCCTGGGAAAGGATGGGTAGCAATGGCTGGATCAAATGGATTTGCATTGTACCAAGTTGATGACCATAAAGCACCAAAGAGTGTGCGTATGGCATTGCAAATTGCATTAGAAGAACATAAATCTAAAACTGTTTAAGATGAGTAGAATAACAAGAGCCATAGCAGAAGAAATGGCACAAAAGCTTCTTGAAAAGAAATATGAAGCAAACAAAAAACGCTATAATGAAATAGCTGAAATGTTAGAGGTTATTGTTGAATCTAAAATACCAAAAGATATAATGAAAGTTTTCAACGATCCGATATCAAAGAATTATATTGATTCAAGAAGTAGCGTTTATATAAATGGTCAAGGATTGAATCATGACTACATTCTTTTGAATAAAGCTCTTCCTTGTAACAGATCATCAAGCATTCTTTTAAGTGATGAGAAAGCATTATACATCTCTAAGAAACTTGAGATCTGGAAAAAGAACAAGAAAAAGAATTCTGAATTATTACAAAAGACAACAGAAACATTAGTTTCTCTTCGTACTTACAAGAAAGTTCAGGATCTATTTCCAGAGGCAGCAGTATTCCTTCCACCGGTTCAGACAACATGTACTGATTTACAATGTATTAGTTCAATCGTTAAAGAAATCAATTCAGATGAAGAAAGATAATTTAGGAGTAGCACTTGTTAAACGTGCTTGCAAGGTGTGTCATGTAATAGTTGATGCAGAAATAATTATGAATACTCAACTAACAGCACCAAATGCAAAAAAGGTTAAAGAAGCTCATGGTAAAGTTGTTGGTTGGATTGATTCAAATCCTTATTCATTTTGTGATGAATGTCTCAAAGCATCAAAGAGTGCCTCATTCTTCATTACTGTTGATGAAAGCAAATCTGAAGATAAGAATAACCCCTGGAGAACCGGAGGTATATTTCTTGTAAAGAATTCAGCTATTAAAAAAGCTGTTGACAAAGAACAAGCTGAAGATATCATTAAGCATCGAGCATGTTATATTGATGATGAAACAGCTAAACAGATGGGTTTTTCAATGGAACATCTAAATGAAGGTAGTTAAGAGGCTTCCTCTCTACAAATCGAATGCTGTATCAGATAACAATGATCATAAGCTCTATTGGATAGACATTGTATTACACGATGACGGTAATTATTCCGTCAATTCTTATGCACAACTCTTCACAAGATCTGGGAATAATATAATTCCTGGATCTGTAAGGAGATATGTTATTCATGTAGGAAAATTCCTTGGTGAATGTATTAGAAAAGCTGAATCTCAATTAAAAAGAAAACAGCTTAGACGTGGATACATGAAGTTTTCCGACAGAGAAGAGATTAATGTAACAGCATCACCAGAAACAATCATTCAATTCCTTTTGAAATATGCTTAAAGAAAATGTGGTATGTATCAGTGGTATTCAAATGGAGTTTACTACTGCAACAACAAGAACAATTGCTTATTGTACTATTGAGAAACTATATCAGGGATTTCAGATTGTAATCCATCGATTAGTTCTTCAGGCTGATTTTGTGAACGTACATGATTTTGAGTTTATAAGGACTATTATTCAGGAAGCTGATGATTATCCATTAAAAACAATATTCAATTCACATACTAAAGCAAAGCAATATGCCAATGAGAAATCTATTGCAGCAAACTATGTTCTTTTTGATTTAAAGAACAGAATAAATTCAGCAAAAGATAATCATACAGCAATGAGAAGAATTGAATTGTTCTCCAGTGGTAAAATCACGAACATCCTTTTTGAATATTCAGAAAACTTGGAAAAATTAAGTAACCTATTTAACAAATTTGAATAATGCCGTTTGTAGAAGAAGAAAAGATGATTAAAACCAAGGTTATTGGTATTGCATCTAAAATTGATGACAAGGATACAATGGGTGTCCGTCAAGCTGTGATAATGAGAATGGTTGAAGAGCCTGAATCAGTATCAATTCTATACCTAAGAAAGAGACAGGTTTATGTTTCTTTTGAAGATGGAAAAGAATTCTATCTTGGAGACATTAAAGCTAAGTACGAAGATTTGATCATGAATAATGTTACAAGAATATTTTCATGGCAAATAACAGGAGGATATCCAATTGGAGGAAACTCATTCGTAATGGCTGGACAACCAACCATAAGAAAGCATGATACAACTGCTAAATATGGTTTGAATATCCATGTTAAATTGGAGTAGTTTTCGTATATTTACTTCAGGTTTTAGAGGTTTTAAGATGAAGATTAGCGTAAACATTTTTGATGATAATCAGGGCCATAACAACGTCTCTTGTCCGGGATATGTTATGTTGCTTAATGAAAAAAAGTTAGGTTATGGTTTGAAGCCAAAAATCGTTTACGCTTTTACAGCTAAAGGCTGGGACATGAAAAATCTTGGTAGAGAAGTTTACAAGATTGAAAATATAGGATGGGTCCCAGCATCTCAATTGAAGATAATACACGGAATTATTCCAAATTAATCAATTAATTAATGTCAATATGAATTTTCCAACAAAGGAGGAGTTTTTCGACATTTTTAATTTATTTCCAAAAGGTAATCCTGATAAGGTTTTTACTAATGTGAAATATATTATGCTGTCCAAGAAAACTTTTGCAGGAGATCCAATTACATGGGAGCTCATATCAAAAACGTACAGTGATTACATTGACAAAAGAAAGAAAGAAGGAGTACAGGACATGTATATCAAATCTCTTGAAAGCTTTTGCAATGCAGGTGACTACAATATTGATTTTGATAAAGAACCAAGTATGGAGAAAAAAAATGTGTTCCAAACTGGAATGGATTCAGCAATGGATGAACTTGAAAAAAGATTAGGTTTTAAATGATACCAGAGAGAACAGAATACGAGAAAAATCTAATCAAACAATGTTTCAAGAGCAAAGATGTGTTCTTGAATTGTGTTGAAAAGATACCAAATGAAAAGCTGTTTAAAGACAGTATGTCAAGATTGTTCTGGCAGATATTTATGATGATTTATCGTGATGGTGCTGAGATACATTCATCAGTAATTCATGATGTATTAAAGCACACTAAGAACGATGAATTAATTCCTATTTTCGATAGTTATGTATCAGAGATATATACCGATGAAGACCAATGGGAGTATCATTTATCTTATTTGTCAGAACAAAACAAAAAAGAAACACTTCTTGAGGTAAGCGAAAACATACGAAAAAGTATAGCGACTAAATCTTCTGAAGAGATTCTTATCGAGACAAATTCAATGATTATTGAATTAAACAGTAGTGACATTTCATCCAAGTCATTTAAACAATCTTACAGAGAAGCAGTCAAATCAATTAGAAGTATAGCAAAAGGAAGTCAAACCTATTTATTGCGTACTGGCCATAAAAGATTTGATGACATAATCTCTCTGGGACCAAAGCAAATCATCATGCTTGCCGCACAAAAGAAACAAGGTAAAACAAGATTCCTTGTTCACCTTATGGATCGATTAGTAAATCACAACAAAGCTGATATCGAGATCCAGTGGTATTCTTTTGAAATGCAATCAGATGAGATGTGCAGGTTGTTTATTTCGAAGAAACTTGGATTAAATGACAAGCAGCAACTAAGTATTAATTACAAGCTCACAGAGGATGAGATGAATCGAATGGATGCGGCAGCCTCCATGTTTGACTCATACCCAATAGACTTCGTAGATGAAACAGCAGACATATTCAAGATATGTTCTAAGTTTGAAAGATTTGCGAGTTCTAAAAAGGGAAAGATTCCAATACTTGTAATTGATAATCTTGGGTTGATTAAACCTCACTCAAAGAATGATAACCAGAATGATGATGACATTGCTCGTATGTTGAAAGACTTGCGTGACAAAACAAATGCTTTAATCATTGTTCTTCACCATTTGAGTAAAGAAAGCGAAGGAAAGTTTAATGTAACTGAATTATACCGTCCTAAAGTAACCCATATTCGAGGCTCTTCCAGAATAGTTGATTTTGCCAATAAAGTTCTCTTAATGCATCGTCCTGAAATGTACAAGGATGTAGTAAAGCATTTTGATAAAGAAGGCAAAGGTCATCTCATTCGTGGATTGTTAGAAGTGGATTGTGCATTAAACAGGAACGGTGACACAGGGACAATTGATTTCCGACACCATTTAGAATATTGTAATTTTGAAGATTTCACAGCAAGTTATGTACCCTAAACAAGAGAAAGGGAATGTAGGCATGGTATGTTCCGGCTGCATTCAAGAAATGAAGGATAAGTTCAGAAAGTCTGAACACAAAATCAAACCAGGTGTATTCGTAAAGCATAGATTCATAGATCCAAGTGGTGACACAGAATCGATGTGGATACAAGTAACAGAAATCATTGATGAAAAGAATGTTCGTGGAATACTAAGAAATCATCCAGTTATGATGTTCGATTTAAACTACGGAATGAAAATCGATGTCAGTCTTGATGAATGCATAGAATTTCTTCCATCTGATGAGTAAAGGATTGTATGACAAATACACCGTCGTAAAGAACGATGGTTCCATAACTGATTCTGATGCTGATTACTTTGTATTAAGACTGGATACAGACCCTCATGCAAGAATAGCAGCTTTAGCTTATGCTGATTCTGTTAAAGCAGAAAATCCAAATCTTGCTTTTGACATTTTTCAAAGAGTATCAAAAATTGATAAAGGACAGATCTATGGTAAATTTGACTAAACTGCTTGATGAGCATGCCATGGTTCAAGATAATTTTCCAAACATATATGGAGTCAATAACGATGAAGTAATATTGGATTATTTAATTGATACAAAAGGCAGGGAAGCTCTTAAATCTTTTGATGAAACACCTGAGAATACCGGTATAGCAATGTTCTATGATTGCCCTTATGAATGTAAAGACATAGTGATAATCTTCAGGCTGAAAGGCTTTAAAAGAGAATCAGACAATGGATTATTCATGATGGTTTACAGAAATGCTCATTACGGTAATGTTGAATCAAAAAACAGACTAATCTATATGATTGAAGAAGGTTTGCAAGACAAGGTATTGTCTAACAAAGTTATTCAGCATTTAGAAGGACACATTGTTAAATCAATTCAGATAAATGTATAATAAGAAGAGAGTAGATGATTATACAAAAGCTATTGCTAAAGAACATGGTATAACCAAGAAACAAGCGAGGGAAATTATCATGTATGCAATGAAGAATGTATGTCAAATGATCCGTAAAGGAGAAGATATACAGCTCCAGCATTTTGGAAGCATTTATTTCAATAAAAAATCTTATTCCAATTATCTGAGAAAATTAAAAACAAGTGAAGGAAAGAGTAATAACCGTCCTGAAGGGACAAATAAAAACGAAGAGTAAAGATGGCAAGAACTATCATGATCGAGGGCCCATCCGGGCGTGGAAAGAGCTATTCGCTCAGGAATCTACCAGTGAAGTACACACTGATTATGAATCACGAAAGAAAGAAGCTTCCATTCAAAGGAGCAAATGCTTTCAGGGAATTCAGACCAACGAGTTTGCAGGCAACATTCAAGCATTTAGACGATGCATTGGTGGATCCAAACACTCAAATCATCGTAATAGAATCTCTGAGTGCATTCCTGGATATGCTACTTGCGGAGGCACGAGTATTAAAGAAAGGTTGGGACGTATTCACTTACTACAACGAAAAGCTTTACATGCTATTCGAAAGAGTGAGAAAGTTCAACGACGCAGGTAAATACATTATCGTTATCAGTCACGATGACATTACCACAAATGAACTTACAGGTGATGTATTTGTTACAGCCAAAGTAAAAGGTAATGAATGGAAAGGTGCTGTTGAAAAAGAATTCGACATTGTTTTCCATGCTGAATTAATCATTGATGAGAATAAAAAACCTCATTATATGTTCAGAACCCAAACTGATGGTGTTGTTCCGGCTAAAGCTCCTTTCGGAATGTTTGAGAACGATTTGATCGATAATGATCTTGCTGATATTCTAAAGAAAATCAAAGAGTACGATGGGTAAGAGTCATTCAAATTCATTTCGTTATCGAGGCGAATACCATTATGAGGAGGACGGAAAGTATTTCGTTCTCCGATATGGTTCAAAACTTTTAAGTATTAGTAAGAGCGAATTCGAAAAACGTAAGAAAAAAAAAGATGGATCTATTTGCTAAAGAAATCGACATAGCAGAACCAATCTGGAAAGATCGATCAGTAGGCTTGGCAGTGGATGACGTTCCACCTGGTCAAAATGTCAAAGTCACCATATCTTACAAGCGAAAGGCAACTGGTGAACAAGTTTTCCCTGGAGAATACTTTATGAATGTGGATAAAATAAGAACATATCCACAAGGAAAAGTAGGTCCCGGAATCAGAGTTCATTATGTTCCGATCAAAGATTTGACCAAAACAACTTTATTTAGTAACAATCAAAACCAAACAAATATGTTATTTGGATCTCAAGAGTTAGGCAAGATTATCAAAGAATCTGAAGATGCCAAGGCAAATGGAGGAAACTTCGAAAACAAGAAATTCCTTGAACCAGGGAAGTACATCATGATATTAAGTGATGTCAAACTGGAGCATGCGAAAAGTGATGGAAACCCAATGGTGGTAGTTGAATTCACAAAAGATGATGAGCATCGATCAATCAAAGGCTACATGAAAATTGCCGGTCCTAATACCGACATTTCAAGAGAGCAATTGGTGAAATTATTTCACCGTGGATTTGGGTATGCAATTCAACCATGCAACACAGAAAAGGATCTTATTGATCAGTTGTTGAAATTCAAAGGTAAGCAGCTTACAGTTGCAGTGAAAGGTAGAAAACAAGCTTATGCCTTTGAGAAAGACGGTAAAGATATCGTGATGGAAGTAATCCGTCCTGATTTCTGGTATGCCGGAATGATGTCTGAATTCGATGAATTCTATATGGACATGGAGAAAGCAATCACAGATCTTTCACAAGAAGACAAGGAGAAATTGATTCGATTTGCTGAAATCAATGGTGGTCCTTACATTCCAAAAGAGAGAGTGGTTCAGGACACGCCAAAGATCAATCCGATCATGGAAACTCAGGGTAATGCAGGAGCAGTTGCTCCGCCTCCATCACCAGCTAAAGCCGCAACAGCTCCAAAGAAAATTGAGGAGGTTAAAGCTCAACCGGAACCTGAAATGGAATCTGCTGCTTCTTTTGATTGGAGCCAAGAAGATCAACAAGGAATTCCAATGGATGAAGCTGAAGCTCCACAACCAGTTCAGGAATCTGCTCCAACACAAGCAGCACCGGACGACGATTTTCCTTTTTAATTTGAATTAAGAACATAAAAACACAAGAGTAAGTGTTTTTTATTGGGTTGCAGATACGGAAATGCTCTGTATTTGTGACCCGATTTTTTATTGCCTCAGTTTAACACACAATTATCAATCTTTTAATTTTTAGAATTATGTTTCAAAGAACAATTAAAACAAGACTTGTTGGAAAAGAAGAACTTTTCAGAGTAATCGCTTTAGGTGAAGCTACAAAAACACCTATTTTATTTGTTGGAGAACCTGGCGTTGCCAAGACTCAAACATTAATGGACTATGCAGCCGCAATGTCAAATTATGACCGTGAAACCGCTCGTAAACAATGCTTCGTATTGGAACTTGATGAAGGCACTAAGTCTTCAGAGATCAAAGGCCGTGTAAACATGGAGAATCTATTGGTTCACAAGAAGTACACCATCGACGCTCCAATAGCAGAAGCAAAGTATGTATTGATCAATGAGGTGGACAAAGGTTCATCAGCAGTTAGAAACACAATGCTTTCAGTAATGAGAGAAAGAGCTTTGTTCCTTGGTAATGAAATCCGTCAATGTAAATGGGATTTGTTTGCTGGATCATGTAACATCATCAATGGTGATGAGGAAGATGCTCCATTCTGGGATCGTTTCCTTGTGAAGTACAAAGTTGAGAGAGTGAAAGTTTCTGATATGTACAACAAAGTTTGGATGAATAAATCATACGAACTTGAAATCACAATTCCGGAAGCAGCAGATCTTGATGCTGCAACACTTGATTCTCAAATGATGACAATCTTTGCGAAGGAGATCTACAAAGATGTATCCGATCGTACAATGGTTGCTGTTCCTCGCTTGGCAAAAGCGGTGAAATTCATTTGGGGAGTAGGAGATGCTGAAGCAATCATGAAGACTTGCGAACTTGTTTGCCCTTCAAAAGCTCAAGCATTATCAGCTAAATTGGAAGATCCGGCAATCGTATCGATCAAAACAAAGATCAAAGATGTTCCTTCAATTTCAGAGGGAGATTTGTTGTTGCAAACAGTGAGTAAAATTGAGAATGAAATATCTCAACTTAGTCAAAATCCTCAGTATTCATCAAAAGCAAAAGAGCTTACTGAAATGCTAAAAGATACAATGTCAAAATCTGATAACTGTCAGACATTGATCGCTGATCTTCAAGCAAAAGCAGCAGCCTTCGCAGGTCTTCAAGGAGGTATTAACAAACCTGTTACTGTGTAATCATGGATAATCTGAATTCAAACATTGACATCGTAAGACCAGATCTTGAAAAATGGATGGCAGATGACATAGTTGATTTCTTCAGAAAAGATGATGGTTTTAAGAACGTCCCGGACTTTATGATCCGGGATGTTTTCAAAACTTATTACAATCCTCAAGAAGGTATCAAGTATGAATGCAATGAAATGATGTACTGGTGGCATGAGATGTTACAGAATACTAACAATTACTTGTTGAAATCTGTAACTATCAATAAACCAGGTTACAGCTTCATCGCTACAAAGCACATCATCAATCTTTTAAGAGAAGAGATTGAGAAAGATGAGAACTTTAAGGATAAAGCGAATGATCCAAATGGACAAGGTGATCCGGATCAAGGAAATGGCGATGGACAACCAGACATGAACAAGATCAATCAGAACATCCAAGACAAAATGGAACAAGCATCAAAACAAGCCTCTGATGAGATTCAACAGAAGGAAGATGCCCAAGAAGCCATGGGTGGAGGAGATCTTGCTGGAAAAGGACCAACAGACATTGAAATGCTTGAAGAGAAAATGGATATGATCAAAGATGTAATTCTGAATAAGAATGAAGTCGGAAGATTAATCAAACGCTCAATAAAAGGATTCAAGAGTGGGTTTGGAACCAGACATATCGTTACTGAAGAAAGTTTATTCGAGGCTGATGTGGTAGATGATTTAATCGATCAACATTATCTTTTCGATGAAATTCTGGCTATGGATGTTAATGTTCGTGATCACAAAAGCCAAATGGTTGCATTTGATCTATACATTGATATATCAGGATCTATGTCAAGTAGTATGAATATCTATGGTAAAAATGTAAGTCGTATGAATATGGCTATTGCTCTAACATCAAGAATGAACAATATGGGATGTCTTGGTGAATTATACACTTTCAACAGAGGTATTCAACACTTAAAAGATGTTGAGAATATTTGGAAATTAAGACCAAGTGGAGGAACTGACATTGAAAGATGTATGAAGCAGATCAAAAAGAATGGGAGACCTTCTGTCATCTTAACTGATGGAGAAGATGGATTTGAAACTTATACTGAGAATGCTTTTATAATGAGTATTTCACCGAGTTCTGGCAATGGTTATTTTAAACAACCAGCATGTGCTAAAATGGTGAAAGGCAGAAAATACATTCAGTATAATGGTAAAAACTTAATAACACCAAAACTTAAATAATGAAAAAAGATCTCAGGGAAAGTATCTTATCTCAAGTATCAGAGCTTGAGATCTTCAGTCATTATCTTGGTAAAGAAGTTAAACTTGGAAGACCAATTGTGTCACCTCTGAGGCAAGAAAAGCACCCTTCGTTCAACCTATATCAAAGTCCTACTAATGGAAAAATCTATTATAAGGATTTCGGGGATGAACGAGGGGACTGCTTTAAATTTGTCATGGAATTATTTGGATGTACATTTCCGGAAGCTTTACAAATTGTATGTCAAGATTTTGGTATTGAATCAGGTCAAAAAATTGACAAGAAAATCTGGGAGAAAACATTCAATGTTAGAATACCTCAAATATTCATCAATCCAAGAAAAGAATTTCCTTATTCAAGATTAGTCTGGGGATTCTCTACATACACCAAATCATTGTGGCCTAAAGGAAATGTTACAGAGAAAATTCTTTTGGAATACAATGTATGGCCAGTATTCAAGATGAAGATCAAAAAAAGAGACTCTGATGAGTGGTTCGTTTTGGAGTCATCACCGGAAGATCCAATTTACTGTTTTGATTATGAAAATGGTGTGAAGAAGTTTTACCGTCCTAATGTCAAAGACAAGAAATACAAGTTCATTTCAAACTTACGAACAGGTGATATTTTCGGATTGAAACAACTCAAGAATTATGTCAAAAAAGTAGGTATAGTTGATGTTGTAATCATTTGTGCAGGGCAGAAAGATTGCTTATCTTTATATGGGTCAACAGGTATTAGAGGTGTCGCATTAAACTCGGAATCAGCAAGTGTTTCAAAAGAATTACTTATCGAACTATTACAGTATGCAAAGAATATTTTAGTGTGTTATGACAATGATGCTACCGGAATAAAGAATGCAGCTAAAATCAAAGAAGAGATTGGTATCAATAATATTTCTCTTGGTGACATTTCATCTCCTGATGTTGTAAACGATATCTACGACTACTTCAGTAAAGGTTTTAAAAAGGAAAAATTCATGAATCTTATTTACGAGAAAATATTATGATAATAAAATCAACAATAATCTTTACAGATGAATACCATACCGAGTTACTTGGGAAGAGCATCGATCAAGAGGAGGAAATACAATTTGATTTAAAACATGTGTCTGGAATAATGCCTGGAGAAAACCCGGAGTCCAGTACCATCATTTTCCTTGGTGGAAGAGATCTTGTGGTCAAAATCCCTTATGAAAAACTATCAATTTTGTGGAATTCAGTAAAGAACGTCGATGAGAGGATCAATTAAACTCGCAAAAGTATCAATCAAGTACAACGAGAAAACTTACAAGATAAATCCAAATGGAAGAAAAGTTGAGTTTCCTGTTCCAGTTGTAACCAAAGCAGTTGAGGTAATACTTATCATCAACGAAGAGAAAAGGGTTGTTAAATTCAAAGAAAGGGTGATAAAAAAGGTGTGTTTACAGCTTCATCTCAACTATGATAAATTATCAGACCCAAACATTAACTCAGTTGAAATACTGAAAGATCTAGGTAAAACAAATTACGACATCGATTAGATTATGAGAAAGAATTCAAATTTAATAAAGAATAGTACCAAATTAAATTTCTGTCTTGCCTTGGAGATTATATCAAGCTATTTAGGCTTAAACAGGAATGATATCTATTCAAAAAACAGAAAACAAGAAGTAGTATTCTCAAGATACATGATGTATGCGTTAATGGATGAAATCGAAGAAAGCAATATAGATGTAGCTACTTTGGTTAATAAAGACCATTCATCAATTACACATGGTCTTGTTGAGCATATTGAATTGTACAGTCAGAACTACAAAAACTACAAGAATCTATTCGATCCAATCAGAAGAGAATTTCTGTTTCGATCAAAGAAAAGTGATGAACAATTTCAAAAACTTCAAGACCAATCATTCTACGAATTGATACAGGAAATGGATAAGCTTGAAGAATTGGTAATCAAGATAAAACAGAACCTACTTGACTCCTATTTAAGAGGAGACGATTTGAGAGATGAAGTTTCTGAGAGAATAAATTCAATATTCTGTAACACTACTAAAACAAATCTATATGGTACTAAAAATCAGTCAATCATTAATCAAAGCGTTCAACACGGATGATTATTGTCCGATGAAGCTCAAAAAAGTTTACATTGATAAGACTCACGATTTAATTCCGTCAGAAGCTATGAACAGAGGGGCTTACTTTGAGACTCTCTGTTTAGGCTCTGGAGCAAAAGGGAAGAAAATAACCGATCTGAAGAGATTGAAAAACGGAAACAAATCTACTGCTCAATTGCGTATTGATATGCAAGCAATGGAGTTTCCAAACGTCCTTAATGCTCACAGAATTAAAATTGATAAAACTCAATTGTATTTAGAACATGAGTTTGAGAAGGATCTTTTCATGTGTGGTGAAATTGATTTTACTGGATCAGTATGGGATGATACAGATGGACCTCTTCCGGATGTGATATTTGATCTTAAACTGACAGAGAATATTTATTCTCAATTTGGACCCTACTGTTGGCATTTTCCTCATAATATGGATCATACGCAGGTTTATATGTATAAAACTCTGTATGAGATACTGTATGGAAAGGATGTGCCATTCTACTACCTTGTGTTTGATTACAAACCGACTCCAGAATACAAAATCATTAAGAAATTGATGGGTACGTTGGAGAAGTACGAACTACAAGAAGCAATTAGATCTACAATCGAAAAAATTAACCGGCATGAAAGCAAAGGTTATTACACCCGGCCAATGGAATCCAATTGCAAGAATTGTCCATTAGCTGAAAGTCTTTGTGTTGATGCTACAAAAGCAAAGAAAATCGTTACTGTATGAGTAAAATTCAATTAGTATCTTATAAAGTTTCAAGCATACAAAGTTCCGATAGAGATGTCGGAACTGTTTATGAATTGAAGCTTGTAAGATTAATATTTTGGGGATTAATCAAAATACCAAAAACCATATTCTTTATTGTTCCAAGGTATCGAAAAGTAGAAAGATTCGAGAAGCATTGGGATTATTTAATTAAAAACAAAAGTTTCATTGACCCTTCAACTGTTAAAAATGATAAAATCAATTGAGGAACACCAACAAGAGTTGGATCAAAAAGATTGTAAATGGTGTAGAAGAACAGATTCGAAAGAATCCTCTTTTGTTTTTCTTAAAGGGCTAAAAATAGAGCATTACGATCATGAAGCCGGATATAAAGTCAAAGGATTCAGGAATCGTAAATGGCTATATGTAACATGTCCTAAATGTAAGTATCAATGGAGCTTTAAAAAACTTGGAATAGTATGACAACAATTTCTTTTACAGAAGATTCATTAGAACTTTTAATTAATGTTAGAGTTGGAATTGATGCAATGTTTTTTCATGTAAATGAAGGGATTATTTCAGATGAAGAAGTAATAATTATTTCAGAAGCATTACAATTCGCTTTCGACAGTCCAGATTTCACTTTCGATTATTCTTTAGATAATATGAAAGAAGTTTTAGTTTCAAGAGATACCAATATGAGAACCCTTATATTTTATCTTGATCACGATGGTGATTGGGGGTTTGAAATTTCTCATAATTCTCCTCCTGAAGAAAGTATAATTGAACAAAAAATAGAAAGTGCAGATGTTGAACATGATCTTGCATCGAATTATGGATTATTTGACATGAGGAATTTAAAAACAAAAATTCGAGACATAAGTGATGTAGTATCATTTTTAGAGAAATATGGTTCATAACGGAAGGCAAGTAGGCGATGGCGAAGTCTCGCTTACGCTTTGTTATGTTAAATTTTAAAAATTAACAAATGAAAAAAGTTCTTTACGCATCAGGAATAATATCAACATTTTTCTGTCTTTTATTCAAAAGCGACACCTACGCTATACTGGGTGCTATATTCCTTACGGGATACATTATTATTAAACAATTAGAAAAACAAAATGGTAAGTAAAAACAAACAATGTGAAGAGGTCGCTCGTCCAATGAGAGATAGAAGACCTGAATTAGTTGAATTAACAGAAAGACTAACTAACGCTGTAAATCATTTTGAATGTCTTACTTTTGATTTGGATTCAAAATTACAGATTATCAAAAGATATTCTGAACCAGAAGTGGAAGATGAAAGATCAATTAATGAATCAGAAAGCTTTGCGGACGAAGTTCTTCGTCTAATTGAGAAGTTAGAGAGATGTAATTCAAAAATCGAGTTCAGTTTACGTCATTTAAATGAATTGGTGTAGTTCTAAAAATTAAAAAAAAAGACTGATGAAACTTGATGATCTTTACAACGTAAAAGGAAGAAAGTTTACAGATAAGGAAAAAGCATTCTTAAGAAAAAAGCTTCCTAAATCAAAATGGAAAATAAAGTATTGCATCTGGAAACAAGAAAGAAGAAACAACAGATATATTTTATTTTTAATTGATCATTTTCCTGGGAAAATACGTCCTCCAGCAATGGATAAAGCAATTGAAGTTATCGTAACAAGAGAGATTTCTGATCTTGAATATGAAGAGCAAATAGAGAATTTCGGATGCTGTAAAAGGGTGTATGAATGTTGGGATTACTTAGATATAGAGTACCTGATCCATGAAGATCAAAAGTATGGAGTGAAGACTCCACAAGTGTTTATTAACGAATGTCGAAAGAGAGGATACACAAAACAACCAGATCTTTTTGGCGGTAATTACGATTATTTGAATGAAATTTGACCCTAAACTAAAGAATGCCATGAAAGATATCAAGGCTATTCTTGACAAGTACGACATCAATGGATCAATCGTACTTCATTCTCCTGGATTTGGAGAACACTTCATGAAAGTTGATGCTTCATACTCCTGTGCTAAAATCGAACCTTCTCCTCAAGGATTACAGTTCAAGATTAAAGCAAAGAAAGAAGAGTTGCAAAAAATTGAAGATACTGTAAACACAATCATTATAATTGATGACTTGATATCGTATCATCAAGATGTTTGTCTTCAGGTAATGAAATCTGTGAAACAAACACTTGAGATAGATGCTCAAAAAGGTGATCACACCAATGATCAAGAACTGTTCAACTAATGACTGAACTTGTAGAAAATACAACCATAAAGTACGATTACGCTTTAGGTGTTGGAGGTGCAAGATTCTGGTTGTTCCCTTTAAAAGGAGTTCATACAGAAGAACAAATCAAAGCTGCTATTTTCATCATTAAAAGAGATCATGACGTGATCTCTGTAAGGTATGAATCTCTTGAATGGGAAGAATGGAAGAAAGTGCCAGTGTGGTTTCATGCAGAGAAAGATCAAAACAGTAAAATCAATTCTAAATTTCACAAACAAGTGTATGAAGAGTACAAAGAGAAGATCAATAAAACTGATAATAAATAGAGACAGAAGAGATTTTCCAGAAGATCCAAAAGAAATTGAGGCTTACATTCGGAAAAGATTCAAGTGCTCTGTTTATCTTGCCAAAAAATTAACCCAGGAGTTGATTGAGGATGATTTGAATGACACATATCGAAAAACCAATTTTTAAAGATTTATGAAAAATTTAATCTTAGCTATCTTCATAGCTTTATCAGGGATATCTTATTCCCAATTAACATTCAGGGTGTCTCAATGGTCGAAAGATGGAGTCGTAATTGAGCGTGTTAATGACATTTACATAGTAAACGTAGCTGATGAATATATGACACATATAGTCATGGATGCAAATGGCAATGTTACAGCCAGTCAATGTTATTACATAAACCTCCATGAATATATCGAAGAAGAAAACATGCTGACATTCACTTGTGTATCAAGTCTTACAGGAACAGTTTATTCTTATGCGATAATTGAAGGGTCTGGAAGCCTCAGAATAGGTAGGGCTTACAACTTAAATGGTATTAAATATACTTCAGGTACAAAAACGTCAAACTACTCGGAATTAACATCTTACAATTAGGATTTAATAAGAGAAATTTGTATATTTATGTACATTCAAGTTCAGTGAATAGTGGTTTAGGTTAAAGCCTCCTTTTATTAGGGGGCTTTTCAATTTAACCTTTTGTCAAACTAAATAATTGAATCATGATTGAGAAAATCAAAAACAGAATTTCAAAGATTGAAATGCAAAAAGAGGAGTTAATGAGAAACTTCCTAAGAGAAAAAAATGATACAGAAAAAGAGATCCTTATCGAGAGAAACAGGATGTTCTCAATGGAATTGTTTTTTCTAAAAGAACTTATTGAATACGATTCAAAAAATCGATCAAATTAAAGATGACCGATTGGGAATTATGTTGGTTTACTGGGAAAAGAATGCTAACAAAAAAACAAGCAAGAAGAGTTAGGTTTTACATAAATAGGGATGTTTCAGAAACAGGAGAAGGAAAAACGATTAAAGGGATATATTTGTGCGAACATTGTGATAAGTATCACGTTTCGTCAATGAATCAATTTAAACATTATTTCAAAGCTAAACGAAAAGACTCTGAAAAGATCACTAAAATCGATCAGATAAAAAGAAGATTAGATTATCTGAAGAACAAAATAAAATCAAAAAAGAAACCTTAAAAACGATTTGAAATGAATGACAAAAAGTTTAAGCATCGTGCAATAGCAGTTGGTGAATTCAAAATGACATCTCTTTGCGAATCATGTATCCACATGCCGTCAGGAAAAATACCGATGTCTAATGAAGAGGTTCTCAACGGAACCAGAGAAAGACCTCACATGTATTGTTTGAAGAAAGCATTTTTTCCATCAGTAAATTACAACAATGAAGGAAAACCATTTTATGACGTTGCAAAATGCGATGGATGGGAAGTACTACCAGAACTACTTGATAAAGTAACAAGCAGAAAAGAAATAGAAATTAAAAGACCGGAAGAAAATGAGTAAAATAGTATTTGAAGTCGTAAGCTTTCTTGAAATAGAAGTACAAAATTTTGACAGGGATAGAACTGATGCAAAACAACATAGAACATCAAGGTATTCTTTAGAGGTTTCTGATAATCTAAGAGAAGAAGCCTACAAAGACTCTGAGGGAAAACCTACTTTAGATGGCTGTAATGCCATAAAAGAAGTTCTCGTAACCTCTTTAGCAGCAAACATTCATTACGCTCATCAAATGGGCTTAATTGACAGTGCAAAGCATTTGAGGGATGTAATCAGTTCATTGGAACAGTTGTTTATTACCCAGGGAGTTCTGGGAACGTCAACAATATTGGATGACGGATCATTTAATGATGTGAAGTATGAACCAGAAAAGTAGTGACGACAGTAAAAAGATTCGTCAGAATGTTCAGCCTTTAAGAGGTTTAAGATCAAGCAAAAAACATTATTTAATCTTTTGTAAAAACAATAGAGAGTTTATCAGCTTTTTAAGCAGAAACATCTATATAAAAGATCAATATAAGTTTGTTGATTTTTCATTAGAATCATCAGATGGAAAACCATGTATTCTTCCTACAACTGAAGATATTAAGCGTGAATTCGGATTCGAAAATTGTACTATAAGATTTCTTAAAGGATTTACTAATCAGGAATACCGGGACTCAATAGAGCTGGCTTTTATGATAGCCAATGGAATGGAAATTCCAGATAGACTAATTCCTTCAACCATCAAAAACATGATGAGCGATGAATAATTTAACAAGAGATGAAATGCTTAAAGCATTAACCAAATCTGGTAATGAAAATGTAGCTGAAGTTTGCACCAAAATAATCAATAAACAAATTGATGTTGAAAGATACGAAAGAGGAGCAGGTTCATTTATGAAAGCTGTTCTTGCAGGAGATTATTATTGGGCTTTAACAAAAGCAGACGGATTGAACAGAGCATGTCTTGAAAATGCATTCATATTAAAATTCGCAAAGAAGTACTCTAAATAAAAAAAGACCCCCATTCTATTACAGAGTGGGGGTCTTTTTTTTAGGTTGGGTTTTTAGCTGTGCAAGTATTGGAACAATACTAATAGAGTACTAATATAATAAATTATACTATAAAAGATGTCAATCCATCTAAAGTAAAAGCAAAACCACCAACTTGTTCTGCTAAAGATGCATCACAAGAAAATGTATATGTATTTACACTTGCATCAACAATAACAGGCTGTAAACCGGAGGCACTAAAGTTGTGTATATCTGATCCTGCATTATTGTAATCAGGAACATTCTCTCCAGATCTAATATTTGATGTTATATATCGCAAATGAGAAGATCCAAGTAAACCTGAATTACCAGAAGCTATTTCCGGATCTTTAAGAGTTACAACTTGCAACTTACCATTTGCTAAAATCTGAACATTCAACCAGGCACTCAAAGCTATTGAATCTGAAGCACTTGAAGTATCAACAATCCTAATTGCTATTTGTGGATTAATACGAATACTATCAAAATAATTACCTGCCGTAGGAACTATTCCCAATGTAGGAGGGATTATAGGGTTGTTATCGTTGAAGATCAAACTTCCATTAGTATTAACATCAACACCTCCAACTCCAATATAAGAATAGGGAGAAGCTTCTGAAATATATCCTGCTGGATCTTCAAGGGTCAATCCATCTGCCGTTGAACTTAAAGGAATAATTGCAGTACCTCTGAAATAAACTATATTTCCAATTCTTCTGGCTTGAGGCTTTATTTGAGATGTGTAAAACTCAAAACCAAGTAAGTCTTGCCAACCTGAATCAGGTAGTATAACAGATGGACCGGCTGGACCTTGAGGACCGATAGGACCTTCTATACCTTGAGGACCAGACACACCAGCAGGTCCGCTTGGACCAGCAGGCCCAGCAGGACCCTGTGGTCCTTGCAATCCTTGTGTACCAGAAGAACATGGTCCCGGAGGTCCTTGAAGATTCACCCATGGACCCCATGATCCATCAGGATTCTCAAATCTGATTTGAGTTCCATTCCATTCGTAAGCCGGCTGATCACCGGTAGGACCTTGTGGGCCTTGAGGGCCGGTAAGTCCAATTGGCCCAGGAATTTGTTCCGGGCAATTACATTTCTTTTTGCTTCCGCAAGATCCACATCCAGACATCTTATTCAATTTTTAATTTAATACTTTAATCATTGTAGGGAATACTACGAATTCCGGACGGTTCTCGTGAGGTTGATTATTGAGACCATCGGTAGTTCCATCACCAGTATTACCAGTATGGGTGTGTGCACCATCAGAAAATGGAACAGCACCAACACGCTTAAAGTTTGGACCAGCAGCACCTCCTTCATCAATATCCCATGTTTGATCAGGCGGTACATCTCCTCCTTCTAATATTGAATTAAATGTATAACCTCCACGGTGATTATGATCCCCTGGATCAGATTGACTTGCACCATCGACACCAGTATCTAAAACGTGATTATGTTTTGGTATTTGTGCATTTGTCAATGTTACATCATTTGAACCGCCACCTTGTCCAATAGTTTGATATTCAGCAGAACCGGCAGAATCAAATCCAGCAGTAAACTTACCTCTTTTATCAGGAAGATTGAAGTTAACACCAGCTCCACCAAAATTATATCCTATCAATGCAAATAAGTCAGGATACGATCCAGTGTTTAATGTCTGACCCTCACACAACAACCATTTTGAATTTGGAGGTGTAGCAACAGGATATTCAATCATTGAACCAATCGGCATTTGTTCCTGGAAACCAAGAGTTACCGTATTGGTAAGGTTTGTTACATTGTTCTCAAGATTCGTTACTGAATTCTGAAGATTCGTTATATCATTAGTGATCGTTGAGATCTGTGAGTTGAAATTCGAAACAATAGAATCAAGGGTTGACTTAATCATTGAAGGACGAACATACAATGCATATCCATTTGCATTGTTATCAGTTCCGGCAATAAACTCAGCTTGTGTAGCTGTTTCAACAAGACCTTGTTGTGTTTCGGAGGCTGTATCAGAAGCCTCCTTTTTAAACGCAATAGAATCCAAGAAATTTCTCATTACTTGTTCTGTCGGTTCATCTTTCGACAAGAAACGCTCCGTGTTAACTGTCGGTGTAAAAAAATACGCTCTTCCTACAATCATGATTACTTTATTTTAAATGGTGGAATACAATCGTCATCATTTTCGATACGCATATAGTCAATTCCTTTCCCAATACCTGTACCGAGACCAAAAACTCGAATTAATACATCTTTTAGATCAATACCATGCTTACAACGGAAGTAATCAGCTTTACATTCAAAGCCAAATTTATCCCATACGTCTTTCATTACCGGTGTTTTATCCGGGCATTGACCTGGTGCTGATGGATAAAGTTTCTTTAGCATCATTTCCTGTTCGTAATAAGCGATATATCCATACAAAAACATGTAATAGATCTCGTTCATTAGATCATATTGCTCTAAAGCCCCTTTTGAATTACCGAATACTTCAAAATTATGAACATCACATATTCTGTCTGATAAATATGGAAACATCTTGTCCCAGTAATCCCGGAACAAGATATCATTCATTGTTATTTTATCTTCGCAACACGCCATAGCTTAACAACTTGTGCATCCGCCTCTATTTGAAGCAGTATTTTTCTGCTCTGGACAAAGACATCCGCAATCCTCAATTATTTCTAAAATCTTTCCAAGAACCTGGTTGGCATCATGTAAAAAACATATTTGCTCATCACTAATTAATTTCATTCCAGTGGTGTATAGCTCGTTTCTTCTTGCCATACCAAGGTATGTTAAATACAATGGAACCAATTTGTTCAATGTCATTCGAGCAAACTCTCTATGCTGATCAGGAACACCAGTACATTTTTTACAGCAAGGATCAGAACAGCTACACATGATTTTATCCATCATAATCATATAGCATTCCTGAAGAGAGCATGTTTCAAATGAACTAAAACTGTAAATAACTTCACCAGTATCCACATCTTTCATTTCGAAGATATAAATACCATCTCCAGTAAGTTCAAACTCAAAAGTGTTATCTTGATCAGTATCCCATAATTGATCTGTAATCAAGTATTCACCCTCAAGTTCTCTTAAATCAACAAGAAACTCTGTTCTTGAAGATTGTTCTGGACGATGAACATGCCATTTATTACATTCATCTTTGTAAATGTCAAACGGTTCACAAACATCAAAACACAAAGCCTTGATTGTATTACATCCAGGGAAACTTACATAAGAGCAATAACTCCCTGGTTCAGGAGCTATGAAGTTAATAATGATAGCATTTAACTTATCATCATCAGCAACCGGATATTCAGCATTAAAAACCTCTTGATCTGTGGCTTTATTGTAAACCTTGAAACTTATAGTTGTAGGATATACAATTGAACTGATGCTTCCTCCAAGATCAAACTGAACAATGGATCCTGGTTGAATACAATCCGGAGCACATGAAGGTCCTGTAATGTCAATATTGAAATGTGGACAATCAAGAATAGGGATGTTCAGATCTGTTTCAATCCATATCGATGTTGCTGGGCCAGCAGTCTCTAAAGCCTGATTAAAATCAACACCAGTATCACTACAATCCCAAAGTTCTCCACCAGTAGAAATTAAACCTTGTGTTGGCGTGTAAAAGAAAGATGACACGAAATCCGGATCAAATTCAACCGGTGTAATTATCTCAATCCATGTGAGACCCTGATCAATAGATCGGTAAAACCCTGTGTAAAGACATGTAACATACATGTTGTCATCAGAAGTTCTTGTCAAATGCCTACCTATCGGGGTACTGTTAACAAGTAACTGCTGAGTTAAACCGAAAGAAACACCTCCGTCTATTGATGTGTAAATTCCTGAAGCACAAACGACAATGATTTTTGTTTGATCTGCTGTCATGTGAATACCACCAGCATCAATGTCATTTGTTATTGGTAAACCAGCATTCAATACAGTCCAGGTATCTCCTCCGTCAATTGTTTTATAAACAAAAACACCTTCACCATCTTTAATTGTAGCAACAACTCCAGATAATAAATTGGTGAAATGTAGTGTTGAACAATGATGATCTACACTTAAAGAACCAGTATCAGTTGGATGTGTTGGGGTTAAATTGAATGTAGCACCTCCATTTATCGATTTCATACAAGCACCATCAGGACCAACAGCATAAGAAATGTTTTGATCCAAAATCCAAAGATCTCTTATTGGATGATTGTTTGATGTTGTGGAATAATCACCAAGAGCTAATACCCAATTTACACCAGCGTCATTTGATAAATAGATTCGTTTATTAGATCCACATGTTATAACTCTGTCAGAAAAGCCAGGAACACACATGATAGCCTCAAGATTGGAATCAGATGAAGGTATAGGAATATCTGTTCCAAGCGTGGCAAATAAGTCAGTTGACTTCCTAACATATCCTGTGTAAAAATTAGATACATAATAAGATTTAGTAGCCATAATCGTTTTAATTTTTAGTTGTTATCATCATTACACAGAATCCTTATTGTAATATCATTGTAGGTGCAGCTACCATTATCAATAGTTGCACAAGGATTGAAATTACAAGCTCTTGGATCTGTACAACCTTGAATAATATTGCTTGTACAATCGATGCAAGTATTGAATACAGGTCCAACTGGAGTTATTACCGTCAATGGCGGTATAGGATCCATTTGAGGATCTAAATCGACAATCTGTATAATCTCCCAGCATACACCAGGATATTCGACAGTCTGGAGGAGCTGATTCAAGTTAATATCACTCAAATCAGCATCCGTCCAGATGTCGGGCAGAATATTAGAACAATCTCGTAATTCGTAATAGTTCATATCTTATTATTTTTCTTCGTCACTTAAAACTTCAGAGAAAGATCTTACTGTTGAACTCAAAGGTAGTGATCTTTCTACTCCACTAAAATCTCCAATGAAAATTCCTGATAATCTTTCTGCTTGTTCAAGTACTGGAACAGTTAATAAACTCTCTGTAATCTTCAATGGATTGAAAGCAAGATAATCCATTGCTGAATACTTGAATACTTTCATTAATCTTGAATCCTCTACCATTGCTTGATCACCTTCTTCATCATCCCAGTCACCGGTAAGCCCAGCATACAATCCGTAAAGTACAGTGAATGAAATCAAATCGATACCAAGTTTTGTGACATTGTATCTTTCATGAGGTTTCATTTCACTCCAAGAACGCATTGATTTGTATTTATTCTCTCTTAACTCACTATGGATGTTTTTCAAAGTAGTAAAGATGCCTTCTTGAACAGTTTGTTCCCATACAGTTTCAGCCTCACCATGCTCATTCTTGTTGGTGACATATTTCCCACCAACAGCAGAGGCTTTAGTGCTACCAAAATAATTCACCATTTTAGTAGGTAGCCAGGAGATGAACTGCATGAATGGTTTAGCTGCAACAGTACGGCCAAATCGACCTTTTGTTGCATCATCCAAGTTACCAACAACATGTTTGTCAGCAAGATGCTTCAATTGAGAAGCCATCTTGTGATCGTATCCTCTTGGCATTTTTTCGTCCATGGAATTCATAACACCCTCTTCGATTAACCTTTGTTTGATGTGGTTTTTGAAATGTTCACCAGTTTCTCCCTTAAAGTTAGGGTCTTTTGATTCATCATACTCAAGTTTGCCTGTCTTTTTATTTAAAGTATAAGCAGCGATAGAACCGTCTTTAATCATTTGAGCAGCAGCCACAATACCACGAACATTATAATCCGTGTACCAGTTCATCCAGTAAGCATGATGGGAAGTGAAGATATTCTTGTTTGTCACTTTCATTCTTGGATTATGCATCATGTCTCTTTCTGTACGATCAGCAACCTTGTACATATCCATAATTGATTCAATGAACTTTCTACCCTCAACAGTTCCGAACATTTTAATAGCCTTCATAGCTTCAGCCTTTCCGTAAAGACCATTTGTAGCCATATCATTTGCTATTGCACTGTTCATTAATTGACCGGCATTCATTAATGCAGACGAAGCTGCTACCGGAACATTTAATGCAAGACCATTGAATGAAGCAAGTTGAACAACAGAAGAAATAGCAGCATCAACATTAACTCCAAGAATCTTAGAATCAGTAGTCTCAGGCATTCCTTTCAATACTGAATTGATATAATTCTGGAAATAAGATTTAGTTACCTGCTGATCACCATCAAGACCTGATAATTGAGGGTTATGAAGCATTGTTTGTGCAGCATTAACGTAAGGAAGAACCTTCTTGTCAAATACTCGTTTACGCTCACTTGATGACACCATATACATCGTGATCAACTCAAGGTTTGTGCTCAAGTTCTCATTAGTGTTTGAATCCATCAAGATAGGACCGGTAATGTCATTTCTTAATCCCATCATTTTCATTCTGGCATCAGAACCATAAATATCAGAGTCAAGACCAATTTGATTCATGAAGAAATCAGTCATTTCTTTGAGGATCTTTTGACGTTTGGTATCTTTTAATTTTTGCTTGTCAACCTCATCGTAGATATCGTCAAGATTAGTCAATTGTCTGAAGAATTTATCATAAGCAGCCTTGGCACTTTTAGCATCCTTCTTCATTAACATTTCATTGACAGAAGAACTCATCACTGGAATCATTCCTCTTCTCCATTTACGATCAAGATCTTTCTTGGCATCTTCTTTTTTGAAACCTTTATCATGACGTTTAGAGTGGAGAATATTCTCGATCATTTGCTCTTCAAGAGTATCAACAATGAACTTACCAAACTCAACATCTTTAGTAGATATTTTATTTGTTCTGATTGCTTCTTTTGTTTCGGCATCATTCATGTCCCAATGAATCTCCATTGAGTTAACTTCGATATCATTTCCAGATTGATCTTTAACCTTTCTGGTTTTGAATAAAGGCATAAACTTTTTACCGGAAAGATCCTGTAAATAATCCATAGCTCTTTGTTCCGGATATTTCTTGAAGTATCTATTGTTGAAGTCTTTTAAAATAGGAACGAACTTATCATTCTGGAAATCACGAACTTTATCCTGAACAATTCTCATTGATTTGAATATCTGTTCTTGTGCCCAGTTGACAATATCATGACTGATATCTGGAGTTGGAGTTAAGAATGATTTTATAGTATCAAGATCCTTGGTTCCATTTTTATCAAATGAAGCAACAGCAGACATCTCTCGAATAGTATTCGACAGGTAGATGTATTCTTTATCATTCAATAATTCTTCGTCTTTGTGATAAGTATTCTGGATCTCTTCCATTCGATGAATCATCATATTAAGAACCTCATCTTTACTTCCTTGACCATTCAAATAAGCATCAATTTGACTCACTGAATCATTGATTTTCTTGATATTGAATTCTTGGTTTTCAATTCCATCAAGATCTTGTACTCGTTGCTGGAACTTTCTACGAAGCATAAATATCCATGGCTGATCATAATCCTGTTTGTGCAATGAATCATCACTTACAATATCCTTGATTGACTCTGGAAGGGTTTTCATGATTGCCTCAATTCCATTCATAGCCTTTACATTGGATACGAAATCTTCCATGAATACCCATGTAGAATCAATTGATTTATTACTTACACCAAGAACTCCAACGTGTTTGATTTTAAGATCTGGATTAGCTTTTTTCATAGCCATTACCTGAAGACCAAGAAGTAATCTACGAACATCACCTTCGTTATTACCAAGGGTAACACCTTTGTTTCTGGCTTCGTAATCATCAGCAATATGCTTCTTGAAGATATTGCCTTCAAGGATACCTTTTTTGTTCAGCCTCAACGATGTTGCATCGAAAATAGAGATTGACATGTTTGATCCGTCGATTGATTTGTGAATCGAAACAATAGGATCAAATCCTTCAAACTCAGCTATGTAAGGTATATCCTTGAATTCCTCATTGTTTTTCAATTCACTATATCGAACATAGAAATCGTTAACATCATGATCGATAAGTCTTCTCATCTCACCAAGAGTTCCCTGGCTGTAACGTGAAGTGCCACCTTTCTTAGGGAAGAATGTAGCTGGCAATGAACCGTCAACTTGAGCACCATTGTTCAACCATCCAATAACACTATTCTTATAGTTGGTTTCGAACTCAGTGAATTTTGGAACAACTTCATTTTTGATCTTATTCTTAGCTGAAAGCTCATCCATCATTTCACCTTCCTTACTCTTGAAGTAGAACTTATCACCATTGTAGTAGTAGATACCGGTTTTTGGATCGATACTATTGTAGATGTCAGTAACTAACTGCTCTTCTTGATATTGAGTATAAGTCTTAGAGAATCCGTCCGGTTGAAGACTATTGATAATGTCTTTCGTTTCATTCACTTCGGTTTCCGGTTTAGAATCTTCAGAGAAGAATACCTTTCCTTCAGATGTATTTGATGAAGTTTTGAAATCGTAATCACCAGCTTTAGCATGACGAATAACAAGACCAACAACCTGATCAAGCATGGTGTATGGAGCATCTTTCTCAGATATACCAAGTAAGTTTCTTATTGATCCAATAACAGCTCTGTAAAGATCTTTTACCTTGTCGATAAAACTTGTTCCAACAGATTCTTCAATCTCTTGATTAGACAAGAATCTTTGGAATTCAGGGTTTGAGATAGCCTCAGAAAGGAATTCCGTAGCATCTTTCATTCCGTAGTGTTTCTCACCGCTGTCAGTATAAGCCAACTTAGCTTTCTGGTAGATCTTCTCGATGTTTTCCTTGAATTCTTTGATTCGTTGACCTTTTTCACCTAAAGAATCAGCTTCCTGATCTGTGATTTCCATTGCATTAAATGTAATGTCATGGATCATCTCATGAAGGAACACATGTTCAAGTTTGTTTATATCTCTGATTTGAGACATATTCATACCTATTGTGCGGCTTGCCTGATCCCAGTATCCAGGAGTTTTATTTCCTTTCTCTCTTTGATCATTGAATGTAGCATCAGCATCTTCATTGGTGAAATTAACCAAACCTCTTTGTAAGAATTTAGGATCAGTCATTTCCAAAATTGATTTTGCCAATTTAGAATTCAAATCATTTTTAGAGTTTTCAACAATTGAATTCAACAAATCCTCCTTACCAGTTTTTGATTGGTAAACATTCATTGGATTTGTACTTACAATAGGAAGAACAGTTATTGAATTTGAAGTAGCACTTTTTATTCTAACAAGAGTTCCATCCGGAATGTAAGCGTCTTTCAATTTGTATTGAACCTTTCCATTAAACCTGATCGTTGCTTCAGCTCCACTTTTCAATTTCTTGTAAGTATCCTTTGATATCTTACGGATAACATCCATTGTAGTAAGAACAGAATTCAAAGGATCATATCCATTAAAGGTCTTCTTAGAAGATGGTTGGAACGTAGAATCAAGACCTTTCTTCTTAACCTTTGAAACAGTAAAGCTTCCATTCTTTTCACGGACCTTATGTTGATCGGGTTGTAGATGAGGTTCAAAACCACCTTCTCTTGGTTCAAAAGGAAGTAGATTCATCTCATCAGACATAGCACCAACATCTTCAAGGAAATTGGAATCAAATATCTCAGAAAGAGTTTTCTGAACAAGAACACCATTGGAGTCAATGAAATCAAATGGAGTTTCCTTGTCGGTTCCGTATGTGTCAACAGCTCCTTTTACTTTATCCAGGAACGTAGAATACATTCTGAACAATTCATTGTCCATAGCCTCATAAAGACCTCCTTTTGTAAAGTTGAACCCATCCTTTGCTAATTGATAAACATAGAACTTCTCTTTCCAAGCAGCAGGTAACTTCTTAAATGAAGCACGAAGATCACGGAAATCATCCTCAGTTAATTTCCAACTGTTCTTGAACTCCAGAAAGTCTCCACTTGGAGTTGAGTTTACAGTTAATGAATTCAAGAAAGTGTTTTCAACAAGATCTAATTCTCTTGGTGTAAGCTCTTCTTTTGGTTTTCTTCTTATTCTATCCGCCTCTTCAATTACAGAAGTAGGGAATTCAATTCCAAATTGATAACGACCCTCTCTCGTTGAAATGTTTACACTCTCGGATCCTTTTGTTAATCCAAATTGAGACTGGAACATCTTTCCTTTGAAATGAGTTCCAAAGAATGTAGCGATAAAGAAATTATCAACTTCATTATGGAATGAATAATAAGATCTCTCAGATCTGAACCAATCCATTTTCATCTTACCAAGGAAGCTGTCAGATAAATCCTGAATCAACTTACTATTTCTGATGAATGTATTTTTCATATTGTTACGACCCTCATTCAAAGCTTCAAGATAAGCCATGATGTGAGGTAACTCTTTTGTTATTTTTTGTAGATCAAGGTAGCTTCTTATTGCCGGTTCTCTCTCTTCAAGTTTTTGTGAATCATCAAAAGTTAAGTATGTTTTTCTTGATTTATACCAATCACTTGATCCGGTTTTTCCGGCAAGGAAATCATCTAAAGGCATTCCAAGATTGTATTCTACATCTCTGATTTGTTTCTCAATGTGATAATCAAATACAGGAGCTCCTACACTATCAATTCGAATGATTGAATTTAGTCTTGAGATTGATTCACCAAAATAAGCGAGATCTTTTAATCGATAAAGAACGTCAAGCTGGTCTTGTTTTACAACCTCAAAATTATCAGCGTCATTAATCATTTCCTGAAGTCTATCGAATTCAGCAACATAGGCATCATCAATTCCTTCATCCTCACTTGGAGCACCAATCTTACCTTTTAATTCTTTGAGTTGCTTTTCGAGATCTTCTCTTAAATCAATAGAATTTCTTTTTGTTATGTCTTCAATTTTAGAATCAATAACATCAAGTATGTTTGATTTTTTTGCACTTGTTACACGCTTGCTGTTTTTCATCTTTCTGAAGACATCAACAACAACATCGTTTTTCAACAAGTTTGCAATTTCAATCTCATCCATCCCTTTGATTGCAGCAGCACCAATAAGATTTCCTGCATCTTCTGTGGCCCCAAGGTATCCAAGTATAGACTCTTTCACATTATCCATTGCAGCATTCAAGAATCTCTCAAGAACATTTGAGATGTATTCACCTGATGAGTTCAATGAATTAGAATTGATTTCAACTTTAGAAGACAGACCATCTGCTTTTGTTGAAACATGAGATAAATACGAGAATGTTTTTACGATGTTAGCGAAAATACCAATTAATGAATCTCCTTGCTTGATGTTATCGTAATAGTAAATGTTTGTACCAAAGTCATTATGATGTCCTTTGAATTTAGTTTGAGTTCTTTTTATCTCTTCAACCTGGCTTTCAAGTTTTTCCATACTCAAACGCTTCATGAATATCTCAGCGTTTTTAGGATCGTTGTAGTACTCAGTAATTAAATCAAACATTTGATTGATCTTACCTTGTTTTGAGTCTCCTTTTACAATTTTACCATTTGAATCAAGGAACTTGAAGTAGATATTCAATTGGTCAATATCGTAGTCACCACCATCAAGGATATTCTTTTGAGCTGATGTGAAAACAGTGTTTCCATTGTCATTTATCCAACCGGTAATCTCACCTATCCACCCAAAAGAAGTAGATGATGTTGGGATACGATCCGGTATAACCTGTAATGCCTCTCTGAATTCTTTTATGAATGCTTTCGCTGCACTGGCTGAACTGAATTTCTTTTGAAGGAAAGTAATAGCATCTTGATCAAGTCCTTCTTCTTTTTTGTCTTTAGCAGAATCAAAAGCACGATCAATTAGAATTGATGTTTCATCTTCGTTCATGGATCTTACATTAGCAAGATTACCATCTTCAAGCTGAACCATAAATACATCATTCAAACTGAAAGAAGGATCAGCATCAATGTATTCTTTCAATCCAAATTTCTCGAAATAACTAAATGGAACAATAACATCTCCTGGTTTAACAAAGACCTCTCCGGTCTCCATTAGTGAAGCGAATTCTTCCTGACTTGTTATTTCATTTATGAACTTCTCATCCTTATAGAACTTCATTGGTTGAAGTGATCTTGACATTGATTCAGGACCCGGTTCTCCAAAGTATTTTTTGTATTCATTCTCCATGTATGGATTACCATCAACATCCATGTAAATAGGAAACATAAATCCTGGAGCCTGAGACATACGAACACCATTCCATCTTGGACTAATTACGTCTGATGTAATTCGGTTCATATACATTTGAATAAGTTTTGTTCGTTGAGTAGGTATGTTCAAATCAACCTTATCATCGTACAACATCTCAGCGAACTTAGTTATCTCACCAGTTTTCTCAGATGATTTCTGGCCAATCTTACGAAGATAATCTTCAAACTTTTTAGGGTCAAAATTACCATCGGTAGAAAAGTCGCCTTTCATTTTAGCTAAAGCATCGACAGCAATCCCGGCTTTCAATTCATTTAAAGCACTAACTCTTTCAGTGTTTTGACTTCCTATTCCAAGAGTTGCATTAAGCTGAGATGGACCAGCCATATTCTCAGTACTCTCAACATCTTGAGAAGGATTCAACTGAATACCAAAGAAGTCATTATCAACCTCAACAGATGTAGTCCACTCCGGAGAATCGAACTTTTGAACACCACGATTACCGGTTTTGTTACCAGACTTGAAAACAGCTTGCATTAACATGTCTTGCTGTAATCCATTTTCAACGACGTAATCAGCTATTTCATCGAATGTCTTACCAGATTGCCACATCTCGAACATTTCTGGAGTAACCATCTTTCTGAAGGTCTCTCTTGCAATTGAAGAGTTCTCAAGAACTTGTTGTGTTAATGGTAATAATGCATATTTAAAATAAACAGCATCATTGGTATTCATGTCTGGTTTAAAGTAAACCGGTTTAAGCATTCCTTTTCCAATAACTCCAAGCTCCTCACCACCGTAAGAATTTTTCATTATCGTCAAAGAAATAGGATTGATTATACCAAGACCATCTGTTTCAACATGATTTCCTGGTTGACCAAATATCGTTTCAAGTTGTTCGTATGTTTCACCTTGAATATCCTCAATTATAACAGCATTGGAGAACTTACCAATTCCATTAGGTGAACTTGTATCTGGTCTCCATGATTGAGCGAATGGACCAGAGCTTCTTTTAATTACATCAGAAATATCTTTGTACTGAGAAGCGTCTCCCATTGTGAGCTGACTCAAGTTGTGATCAGCAATATGCCAAGCGTACAAATAAGATTCAAGAGTAGGATTGACTTTCCAAATACTGAATCCTTTTGCATTCTTCTTATCAGATTGCTTTAACAACCAGTTGTTATTATTTAATCTTTGATCAAGTTTGAATCCATTTCTTGAGAAATGTGAAGCTGTATCAATATGTCTTTTGTAGAATAAAGAATCGATCAATTCATCAACAGTAAGTCCTGAAACACCAGCACTGGCCTCTTTTAATTTATTGAAGTTTTTCCAATTGTAAACACTGTCAATAGTCATCATTGGAGCGTTACCCGGAAGAACAGATCCATCTCTACCTATTTTGTAGTCACGATTTTCAACAAGTTCAGTACTACCTGTAATGAAATCGTTAAAGCTCGCACCTTTATTAACTTTTCCAAGACTTTGAGAAGCCATGGATAAAGTGTTTTTAAAAGATTGAGGATCAGTCATCCATCCTTCAAATGTTGTTCTGTCAACATTAAAACCCATGGATACCAATGCGTTTCTCCATCTTAGATAAGAGACTCTTCTGGCACTATTATGGTAGAAAAATATCTTACTAATATTTTCATTTATCCATGCACGATCAGCAATTATACCATTTTCTGTATGGGTAAATTTATTGCTTCCGAAATTATGTTCTGCAACATAAGCTGACTTGTTTGATATCTGATGATAAGGAAGTCTAATATTCTGAATCTTTTTACCACTCAAAATATCGTCAACAAACATTCCGTTTATGGAGAAATCTACATAATCCATATCGGTCATTGATTTACCCTGTTGAACAGACTTGAAGTTACCCTCCGTACCGTCAACAACATAAGCATCCATGATATGATGATCTGAATTCGGATCCATTAATGTGTTAAGAACTTTAATCTTACCATCATTTGCTCTTGCGACATTTGGATTGTAGATGATGTTTTCAATGTTCTGATCAGAAAGAACGAATTCCTTATAGTATTCTTTAATGTTTGATGTAGGAAGTTTATCACCAACATCAGCATTACTGAATAATCTCAAGAATGTATTCCCATTAGTATGCTTGTAAACCTTATCTCCATTTACATTGTAGAAGAAATCAGCATGATTATTCAATCCGATTTCAGATTGAACTTTTGCAAGATTCTCAATCAATCGATAAAGATCTGTTGGCTTGTAGATGTCTGTTCCAGTTTTCTCCATGTCAACTGTTCCGTCATCATTCAAATCATCAAGAGAGTCTTTTGTATATCCGTTTTCCTTGTAATAAGCATCTAAAAGAGATGTTTCTGAAGGAGATGGATTAACAGCATTCTTAGTTGTCAACATGAACATACCGACAATCTCAGCAATCTTGCTTCGATCTCTTCTTTTTTCAGGATCCGGATTACTGTCTGATTCATTACCCATATAGGTTTTGATTGTTGTTGTGTAGACAACATCACCTTTAAGGTTGATTATATTCAGCAAATCTTTAATGTCCTGACTGGCAATTCCATCTGGAATAACAAAGTCTACTATTTTTCCATTTTGAGTTGTGAAACCGATCAGCTTAGTAGCTTTACCTCCAGCCAAATCGAATACACCACTTGAATTGATCCTGTATCTTTGGTTTTGACCCTCAGTGATAAGCTCAGAAACCTTTGGATTAATTTCAATACCATTCTCTGACATTGAGAATAACGCATTGTTCATTCTTGATTTAATATCCTGAACAACCTGAACCCCAACAGCAAGAGACTGAGTTTTTATCTTTCTGGAAATTTTATCACCAGAAGAATTCAAATTCATCTTTATGTACTTCTTACTGGAAACAGATACCATATGAGAGTATAATGCACTAAGCAGGTCGCTTGAAGCTTTTGCTTTTGCTTTAATAATCTCAGGATTAGCACCAGTCTTAATTTCTATCAAAGAACTTTCTCCTCCGGTTCTAATAGCATTGTCACGAAGATATTTATGGGACATTTGATCTCCAAAGAAATCGTCATGAAAACTCATTAAGTGATTGTACGTCGGAGAACCAACTCCAGATCGATTAGCAATTTCTAAGAAATTATTAACCCATTGTTCCATCAAGTCTCCTTTTAATGGAGAAGATGTTTGAGCTGAATCAACAAGTGATTTTTCGATAGTTTTAGGATTAATATATCCTCCAGTTTCAGAACCAACAAGATCACCTGTTTTAGGATCAATTGAGTATTCCTTTAGCTTAACATGGTTTTTCATTAGATGAACAAACCCGGAAAGAGTATCAGTGAATGCTCTGGAATTAATACTATCCATTACACTCGTCTGACTGTTTTCATTGGCAGACATGATATCCTTTTCTTCTTCTGTAACACCTTCAGCATCACGATCAAGGAAAGAGTTCATTCTTAAAGCAAGAGCTTCTCCAATATCAAGCTTATTCATTTTCTTGATATTCAAGTTTGGTAGTGCACGATCAACAATAGCAAAAAATAACTCTTGATCAGATCCTACTGCATAATTGAAGTATCTTGAAAATGCCGATTTATCCTCATATAAAAGATGTGCCGTATCTCCAGAGATTTCTGAAAGATTAGTGTAATGATTGTTACCACTCTTCACATCAATAGAACTGTAATCTTTTGCGATCAACGCAGACAATCTTGAATAATGGTCCCAAGCTTTTGCGAGCATGTCAGTATTAGACATTGTAGGAGTATTCAAATCACGATTGTAATTTGAATTCTGGATCAGTATTCTTGAAACATCTTTTTTGATTTCATTCATAATACGAATGTCACCAAAGTATCTTGTAGCAAAATCGTAGAATGTACGATCCTTCTCATTTACTGGTGTGGAATCCGGATCTGAAGAAGACTCATGGCCGCTCAATGGAATGCCTGGTTCTTCCTCAATATCTTCCATGAATGCTATACCACCCTTATTAGGATTAGGATCAATAATACCCATGTTTTTCAATAAATCCTCATCGCTTTTAGATGGAGATGTCATACCTCCATAAACACCTGTTTCTGATTCTGTTTTAACGACAGACATTCCTAATTCAATTCCAAAGGAATGAACATCAGATGCAGATGTGAACAGCTTAGATTCCATTCCGGAAGGGATAACACGCATGTTATTATCTCCAATCACAAAAGGAACTGACTGACGTAAATTCTTGGCTACTTTATTGTTTGATTTTCTTGAACCATTCAACAAGTCAATAGCTTTTGATAAAGAATCGATTAATGCTGGAATTGTTTTTTTACCATCAACATTAAGATCAATTGTATGGCCATCAACTTTTATAAAGTTTGATAATCCAGGAATCTCTTCTGTTAATTTTCCGGTTGTTGGATCAATCAAGAATGATCTATTCTGAAGAATAAAGCCCATTGCCAATGATTGATTTATCTCACCATGAGTCAATGCTTTATTAGATCTTAAATCACTAATATTTTTCTTTAACTCACTGTAATGATTATCATCAAATTCACCGGTTCTTAAAATTATTCTTGAAGAATCAACTGAAGGAGAAACTCTCCATACATCAACGGCCCAAGATGCAATATTCGAAACCTTACCATTAGCATCTACCTTTTGGTAAAGTTTTGATCCAAAGTATGGTTTTCCAATTTTGAATCCTTTAGCACTTAAACCTGTAAGAAGAGAGTCCATTGATCTTTGCTTTCCATCATAGATTACAGATGGATTAGAAAGACCTTTGAGCTTAACAGTAGCAAATACTTCACCTGGATTCTTAGCACCTAAAGATCTGTATGAAACAAGATCTGTATGGTATTGAACTAATTGTGGTTTGAACTTATCAGCAACACCATCGGTAGTAAATCCATTCTTGATTCTTTCAATCAATTTCTGAACTTGTGCCTGATCGGTATAATCGATATCACGCTCTGTTTTACCGAAATTAGAATCAGGATGAGGAAGAGTTGAAAGCAACAAATAGTTACGATCTTTTATTTCCTTCATGATCTGAGCATCTGTCATTCCAGTAGCCCAAGGCAAAGTCTTAGCGGCTTTAACTATATCAGAAATAGAATCTTCAGATATGTATGAAGCAACAACATTCTTGAACATTTGTAGTTCACCTTTGTCATTTAATAACTGAAGCTCCGGATGGAATACCATATTTACTTTCGGTGCATTTGGAGAACCGAAATTCATCTTTGGAGCAATGACCTTCATGAATTCAGATTTGAATTTAAAGTGATCATTTGCATATCCAGGCTTACCATTATCAACAGAAGTTGAAGCGGTAGAGAAAGAGAAAGTGTTTCCATTTGAATGACTTACAGCAGATCGTTTGTAAACTCTCTCGCTATTCATCATTGTTGGATCTTCGGATATTTCCTTAGAAATGTTATTTAACTCCAATTCGGAAAACTTATCAGAAGACACAGGATTGTTGATGTCGTTGTTTAATTCATAAGACTGATTTCCATCAACATCTTTAAAGCTTCCAGTAACTTCAACGGAACTTCCTTCAGGAGTCGTTATCAAAGAACCTAATGCTTCATCACTTGGATCATAGTTACGAGTATTCTTGTTTTGAAGAATAACACCATTACTTACAGTCATATCACCGTAATCCTTAAACTTCTTGAAGTCAGAAGATTCAGTATCGTATGTTACAAAATCATCATTCACAATTGAAGACACTTCATTTGCACCGGTCAAACTTGATTTAATGATTGTTACGTTACGAACTTTCATTGGTTTAAAACCAGTCTCAGTATCTCCATTCTCAAGCATAGCTTTGTATGTTGCTAATTGAGAAAGAGCCTTATTCAATCCGCTTGCCGCATAAGTTTCACCAGTCGGAGAAGTGATTATTGGAAGCTTTAATTTTGATTCAACATTTCCATCACCAAAAAACTTGTATGCTGAAGGAGTGAGTGTTTTGATGTCGAGAATGTCAACGACAGGGATGTCACCATCCATTCCAACATGATCGATAATATCAATGGTTCCAGCAATGTCATTGTAATAAATACCAATAACAGATTCCGGAATAGAATACTTACCTCCTTGATTAAGTTTGTTTGCAATAGGAATTGCAACATTACTTATCACATCCTGGATAAACTTATTAGTCTCAAATGTAGCCTCATCGTTATTAAGATCGATAGTTTGAAGTCTTGATTCAGGTTTAGCCAATTCATTCCATTTAGCTACCTGATCGTTATAACTCTTCACATACCCTTTGATGGCATCAATATCTTGTTTGGTAAACAGTTTACCACCTTTCTTTTGTTGCTTTAACAAATGTGCTTCAACAATTCTATGAACAGCATTTCCTCTTTTAGCATGAGGATCCAATGTTCTATCTGTCTCAGATTGAGATGTTGCTGAAGATAATTTTTGAGTTACAGATTGAACCGGTTTGTTTTTTATTTTGTATCTGAATCTTAATCCATCAGCAATAAAGCCTCCTTCAGTAAATTCAATTTTTCCTTTTCCTAAAATGGAACTAAGGTTCGATTTTAATGAATTGAAGTTTGCACTGGTAACATCAGAAATTGTAGATGAAGCTTCTTTTTGTGCTTTGTCAGAAGACTCAACAGGCATACCTATGATAGATGATACCCAAGATTTGTGACGTTCAATATCTTCAGCAGAAGCAGTTTTTGTTTCAACAATAAGAGGAGATCCTTCCTGGCTAAATCCTCTTGTGGAAAGAACTGAAGCAAAACCATTATGTTCATCATCAATTCTTTTTGCTCTGGAAATAGCAGTGAGCATTGCTGGGTTATACAAATGAGCAGCATCAGCTTGATCAATTGCTACATAAATTCTTCCATACCCAAGACCTTGAGCAGAGAATTCACCCTCTTCAATTGTTTTGATTTTTGAATCAAGATCAAAAGATCCATCCTTTAAAGCTTTACGAACATAATTCATAGCAGCTTCACGATCAGATTTCTTGTAAACAATCAATGCTGTGTTGTTCTTTTTAAAGTCACCACCGTCGTTTAAGTCAGAAATGAATTGATCGTACATTTCTTTTTTTGTACCTCCAAAATAATGAAGACCATTGTTCTTTTCCTTATCGTAAGTTCCTTTCGGAAGAATCGCTTCTTTTCTCTGGAATGTTGAGCTACGGAATGAGTTCTGAAGATTACTAATGTCAGCAGCACCAGAACGAAATACCTCAGTTGTAGGCATTGTTCTTTCCATGATTCTCTCAACAGCAACAAGCTCATTCACTGTACTGTTTACAGATGTCATTTGAGACTGATCACCAAGGAATATTACAGAAAGTCTTTTGCTTGCACGAGACTTGCTCAATGCAGTTCTAAGATCTTTCAATTGACTCTTGCTTAAATTAGATGCCTCATCAATTATAATCAAATCTGTTTTGTCAATAGTTGACTTAGGGTTTAAGATGTGATCAACTAATGAATAATAATCCATACTCGGATTAGTAGAATTTGATCTAAAGGAAACAAGATTTGAACTCAATGATTTTTGAAGCTCTGTACTTGGTGCAACAACATCTATAACCAAATCTCTCTGGTTCATATCAGAGAATATGTTCGAAGCATATTTAATTACTAAAGATGTCTTTCCGGTTCCAGCAAATCCACGAAGAAATAATGCTCTATTGAAATGCATCTCCTTTGACTTCTCATTCTTTGCACCAGTGAGAATATCCTGAACCTTCCAAAGAAGATCAGTCTTCTGATTTGACATGAATGCAGTAGTATGATAGATCGATTTAATCTGTTCATAAGAAGGAACTTGACCTGATTCTAAATCTAATCCAGCAACAGAATTCGCATAAAAATCAAAGAATCTTTTAGGATCCAATCGATCAATAGTTTGAAGATGATTTGTGAAATATGTATTGGCAAACTGAATGTTAGCCATAAAAGCAGCCCCTTTAGATTTTCCGTTGTTAACCACCTGTTCACTAAAAGAACTGTAATCAAAAACATTTTCAAAATCATGCATTACAAACTCACTTGCGTTGTGATAGATTTGAGACTTGTAAGGACCATATCCTTTATACTGCTTAAACTGAGCAGTTATACCTTCAATTATTTCAATTCTATTATCTCCATTAAATTCATAATGAAGAATAGTTTCAGCCTTTACAAGTAACGGATCGACTTGATCAAGATATTCTCTTTTGTATTGCTTTTCACTACTATAACTATCTTTAATCAAATCTAAAGCTTCTGATATCTGAGCTTTTAATCTTGCTATTTCGTTTCTTGAATCAAGAGAAATATGCTCAACATTAGATGCGAGAACAAGAATGTCATTACGCATTTTGTAATCGTTATAACGAAGCTTTCCCTCTCTATTCTTTTTGTTATTAGCATCCTTTTTTTGAACTTCAGAAAGATCTCTAAGTCTATTCTTTTTATCTGCAAGATCATTTATTACAGCTTTATACTCATCATCATTTAAGATAGACTCATCTGAAGGCTTGTATTTACCAAGATTAATATCTTTACTGCTTGAAAGATCCTTTAAAACATTGTGATTAACATTTGCCAGGTAATCATTATTTGAAATAGCTTGATTCAAAAGTTCAATAGTCTTCTCATCTTCACTATTCATTTTTCTACTTGCGAGATCTGACATTGTTTGATTGATACTAACCTCATTTCCTTGAGTATCAATATAAGTGTCGTAGAAGTTTCTTTTAAATGTAGATTCATCAAAAGATTCAGGAATAGATCCACGAACACGACCCCCTGTGTAATTTGGATCATGTAATTGAGAAATAGGAATTCCAGTATCAGATCCTTCTACAAATCCAAATTCACCGTCATCAGAAATCTTCGTAACTTTTCTGGGTTGATCAAATTGTGATTGACCAGATTGAGTCCATTGAACAAAGTCATCTTTTTTTATTTCCGGCTTCTTATCAACATTGAATGACTTAATTGATCTATCAAGATCATCATAAGTTTTAGCAATCTTTTCAGCATCAGAACCAGCTATTCCAGATTTAGCCATAGTCATTAATGCTTCTTCATCAGGAGACGTTTCTGCTTCAGTTATTTGTTCCGCTGTAAAAAATTGATCGATACCTCTCAAAATATCTTTTCGAATACCTTGAAGTTTATCCATCATTGATTTAGTTCCGGATTCAGATAAACCAACTTCAGAAGCTTTTATCTGAATATCAGAGATCTTTTCAAAAACATTTGATTCAGCACTTAATGGATCTATTTTTGATTTAGAAAAAGAACCGACCTCATTTTCAAGCTGTACTCTTTTTGATTTCGCTTCATTTATTTTTTCAATCTCAGCAGCTTTCTTAGAATCGTAACGATCACTTACGTTTTTCAATTCTGCTATACCAGGAGTTACTTTATTTCCATTAGGATCGATGATACCAGTATTGTTTTGTGAGCTCCAATCTTTTATAGCGTAATCAGAAACACTTTGAATCATACGATCTCCAGATCTGATCTCTCCCAACTGAATATTCAAGTCTTCCTTTAACCTTGTTTTATCAGTAATTTTTTCTTGAAGATTCTTGATTAATTGAGGGTCTGTTGTTTCAGACATCTCTTTATTAATATCATCTATTTCAGACTGAAGATCTCTTTGTTTGCCCACATTGTTATAAGCCTCCTTCAGAAGAGAATGTCCGTATTCAGACTCCATCATTTCTTTAAGAGCATCTCCTTCAAGTCCAGTTAACTTAAAAGTTAATTCAGCTTCTTCAAGTTCTTTCAAAGCAGTTTGATAACCCATGTCATTAAGACTTAAAGAATTCTCATCTTGAGGGTTATGAACTTTATCTTGAGTGTTTATGTCTGTTGGTCCAAAAAGACCCTTCTCATGCATCTCTGCAAACTTACTTCTCATTATATCGCCATTTCCACGGACAACATAATCTTGAAGAGTTTTTTCTTTTTGAGCATCTTTTCCATTAGTAAGCTTTCCAGCACCAGTCATTAATCCACCAGCAAAAGCACCAAGAACAAAGTCTTCAACAAGACCTTCGGTAGCTCTATTTGTCCAGTTAGAAATAAGACCAAGCTCAGGATTATACTCTCCGAACATTCCGTTTCCAGGCTTAATCTTTTGAGCTGAAGACATCTTTTCGTATGTTTCAGAACTAATCTTTCTTTTGATTCCAGTAAGACGGTCTACCTCATAAAAATTCTTTTCATCTGGAGATGAAGAATATGTGTATCGATCAAGATCTTTACCCATTCTTGCATCATGAGCCTGATGCATATCGTGAATAGTTTCTAAAGCAGTATAAATCCTTCCTTCAACAGCTTCTTCCATTCCTTCCTCCCATGCAGCTTTAATAGATATAGGGGCATATTTCTCAGCAACACCAGCGGCCTTAACACCTAAAGCACCCATCGACTTACTTGCATCGAAAATCTTATTCCATACAACTTTACCAGTTGATCTAACTTGTTCTTTTGACATTTCAGAAGCAGATTTTAATCCGAACAATTTAACTTGTTCCTGAATCCCTTCATCAACATATTTTTTAACATTCTGTTTAGCATAGAATGATTTGAGTCCATCATCAAGGATGTTACCGCCAAGTCGTTCAACAAAAAATGAAGAAACTAATGCTGGACCATACAGAAGGAATTGATTATCCTCAGATATACCATTATCAATCATTGATTGCTTAAATTGATCAGCAGCAGAAATAGCCATGGTTCCAGAACCCATGTATCCTCCAAGTTTAGCAGCACCCATCTGAGTCATGCCAACTGTTTTTCCAGCCCATGAAGAGAAGTTTCTTGCTGCTATCATTTTAATTAATTCACCAGCAACAGCCCCTCCGCTCCAAGCGAAAGATTGAGCACTATCAAAAGCACCAGCACCACGAACATTCTCTGGTGCTTTAGGCTTCATCCAAGCAGCATGATCCCTATACTCTTTATCTGCTTTATCTAACCAGTCTGGTGTTCCAGCCTGATATAACGCACTAATGGATTCTGTCGATCCAATACCGCCAGTCATATTTTTTAGATAAACATTTCCATATCCAAAAGCATCTTTAATATAATCAGCAAAACCGACAATAGATGTTTGAATAGAAGCTGCTGCATTTGGAAGTGAAGCCATCCATAGATTTTCATGCCATGATTGTCTCATTGATCTTGGCCCGTAAACACTGGCAACTTCATCACTATGAACTTTACCGGATATTTTACCGATGGTCTCTTCTTTCCAAGCTGGAGTTCCGTCTGGAAGTTCAGAAGCAACAAGAACAGTATTCCCTTCAGGACCAGGGTTGTTTCTTGAAGTATTAAAGAAATCATCTTTATGAGCTTCAAGATCGAGAACTCTCATTTTTCTTCCACCGATCTCTATTTCTTTATATTTCCTTTCGTTTTTAACGTAATCACCATATACGTTTTTTACTTTATCACCTTGAATATCAGTCAAAACAAACCCAAGATCATACATGGATTCATCTTTTGTTTTTACACGTTTAAGCTCTCCGTCTTCATGTATAAATTGAGTATCAAGAGGATTGACTTTTACCCATGCACTTGATGGATTGAATTCGTATGGAGATATCATGTCTGCGAAAAGATTCGACCAACTTCTATTGAATGTATGGTCAAATCCAGTACCATGATCAAACACGCCTTTTTTATAATTAGCATATTGTTTTTCACGAAAAGAATAATCTTGTTCGAATTTCTCTGGAGTCCAATCAAGACCCATTCGTTTAGCCTCTTCAGAATAATGTTTGAAAGCCTCTTCCTTCGGCATCATGGATAATATCTTCTGAGGTTTTGTTTTTTGCATTTCAAAAACATCAGCATCAGAATTTCCATATATGGATGTTAATCCATAAAAGTCAACATGCTCTTTTGGAACTGAATATGATTTTTTAACTGGAGGATCTGCCTCTGGAATAGATGATTCCGGAACAGATGTTTCCTGAATAGGATCTTGAGGAAGCTCTAAGTCTTGAGCTTCATTCGATAATTGATCTTCTGCCATATTTAATTATTCTAAAATTCAAAACAAACATTATTTTTTCGGAACCCAAACCGCACCTGAAGATTGTCCATATTGACTTCTCTGGTTTTGAGCGTTATGAATAGCGTGAGCTTTTTGACTAGCACCAACTTGTATTTTTTCTGATCTCCATTTTTGACTCTCAGGTCTACCAGCTTGATCGAATCCAGCCATTGTATAACCTGAAACAGGAATATCAGCCCAAATACCTTTAACTTTTCCACTTCCACCTCCAAGAAGAGATCCACCACCCAATGAAGAACCTTCGTCACCATTAATGATTAGTTTATCACTTTCAGCAATAGAACGATCCATTTCCACAATATAACCCATATGTTGAGCTTGCTCATCATTGTAATCCGTTCCGAAAAATCCTTCGGTAGCAATTGGTTTTATAGAACCATCAGCTCCATCCCAATATTCTAAGTTGTCAAATAGATCAGAATCATCATCAGCAGCAATAAATACTCTTGCAGCCCAAGTTGTTCCAGGAACCATTTTTCCTGTCTTAGGATCTTTTACCATTTTTCCGCTTGGAACTTGTCGGATATCTTTTACTTTAGAAATAGTAACATCTTTTAATCCTCCTAATGGTTGGCGGTGTTTACCTACAAAAAAATGACCTCCATCGGATATCTCCCCAAGAGTATTTCCTATTAGTGATTTTTCCGCTTGATCCATATACTGACTTGAAGTATTTGATCTATTATAAACAATTACATCTCCTTCGAGTTTCTCTGGATTTCCAGATAAACTTGGACTATATGCACTTGTTGAAGAGGTTGGGTATGTTTCTTTCTTTTTAAATCCTTCACCGGCAGGTCCTTGACCTGACTGAACATTAGCCCACCAAGGAAGTTGTTGATTAACTATTGGCTGACCTGTTCCTGGATCAAAATTTTGATAACCAAAACGCTCTTGATCATCTCTTTCCGAACTTGATGTTTTGAATTTTTTAGAATAATCTATTATTCTATCTTGAACATATACGTTGAATAAAACCTTTTTCTTTGCAGGATCATTTAGATCTGCATCAGTAGGATAGATTTTATCCATAACCATTTGACCATCTTTAGTTACGACTTTACCATTCTCATCCAATTTAGGCATATTGAATTCTCGTCCCTTTTGAGCGTCTTTAAAAAATGATTGCCAAAGAAAAGTCTCTTGACTTTCATTCATTCCATATCTTAATAAATAGTCTGTTGCATCTTGTAATTGATCAAAATTTGCTGAATAATCCCTACCATGTTTCACAAAATGATTCACAGCAAAATTCATTCCTTCAGTAACTTTCGTGTTCTCAGTCTCAGATAGACTTCTTGCATTTCTTGTTACACCTAATGCACCTCCTTTATAAACACCATCAAGCATCTCGTGAAAAGCTTTTCCTGAACCAACCGATTCATCGAAATCAACATATCCAATACCAAGACTTCCATCAGGCATTTCTTTGTAATTAGGATTTTCACTTACATGCTGAACGAATTGTTCTTTATTCAAGTAACCGGACTCTAAGCCTCCTATTTTAGGAGACATTGTTCCATCTTGATTTCTGACAAGCTCTAAATCACTACCATGATGACCGCTATTCTCGTCGTTTAGTTTTGTTTTTCTTGCCTTAACATTCTCTTCGTTATGAACAGCGGCATCAGCAGAATAAACAGCGTAAGCCTGGGATTTAACAAGTTCCTTGTATCTTGGATCAGATGTAACCCAATCCATTTCACCTCCATACTGATTGTATAAAGATTTAAGACCATCATTAAATGATTTTTGTTGATTATAAACAACTTGTTTATCACCAGGGAGACCTTCAGCTTTTATATCGTAGTCTTCTTGTTTGAATTCCTTTTGTGCAGGAACTTGACGCTGTGGTATAGCGGTCATGTTCTTAGTAGGCTGTCTTCTATAAGACATAAAACCAGGAGCATCACCCATGTAATCCACTAACGCCATAACCTATTTCTTTTTGTCAAATCTACTTAAAAACGAATTATTTAGCAACATTATTTTAGCCCTGATTAGTTGAGCCTTTCATTTTTGCTGTATGCTCATCAGATGTCTTTATATATTTAGATCTCTGATCAGGAGTCATTTTGTACCAATCTTGTCTACTAAAATATTTACCTTGAAATGCATTTTTGCTCAATGTGTTGTACTGACGATCCAGCTCATCCATCTCTTGATTCTTCTTGTATCCACGAAGAGTAGTTTCATTTGAGAGTTCATTATCACGAACATCGAATGTTTGAGCAACATTTTCAGCCATGTTTTTACCTTTCATATCTCTGAAATTCTGTGTTGCAGCAGATTCATTAGCTCGGTATTGACGCATAGCATTCTCGTAATCCATACGAACCTGATTTGCTACACCGGCATTCTGCATAGAATCCTGTCCTTGCATATCCCAGATAGACTCATTGATCTTGTTTGCACCTTGGATGGTATTCGCATGAAGACCAACAATCTTTTCTGGAGCACCAAGTTGTTTCAATGTGTAAGCGTTTCGTCTTTCAGCTCTCTCAAGATCTCCAGCAGCAAGATTCTTCATACCTTGGTAATCACGAACAGCCTCTCTCATATGAACCATTTTTGGCTGTTCACCAGGCATTCTACCTCTTGAAGCATTCCAGCCAAACATAGCCATATTTGCAAGAACCTCCTTGTCTGCTGACTTCTTGTTCTTATGAAGCAAATCTTGTAAGTAAATATCTTCAGGACTTTTTCCAGCAGGTTTTTCTGCTTCAAAAGGTTTTGGTCCAAGATTGTATGGTTCTCTTAAATTACCTGGAGTTATTGGTAAATCAGATCCTTGATCTGGATTTCCAGGTGATAATATTTCTCCAGCAGGTAATTGTTCCCATGGTTCTCTTAAAGGATCATAATCTGGAATGTTTGGACTCCATGAGTTAGGATCAAGAACCTGCATCTCTGTACTGATAGGAAAGTTTTCTTTCATATCTCTTGGTGCAGATGGAAGTTCTGAACCTTGATCAGCAGTAGCTCCTGGAGGCATTAGAATTTCATTAGCCGGCCTTTGTTCCCAAGGATCTTTTAATGGATCGGTAGACCCAGCATCTTGATATGATGGATACTGATTATTGTTATTCATCATTAGCTCATAGAGAGTCATACCCCCTGAAGCATAAGCGTTTGGACCACCGTTCATATTGTTTCCGCTTTGATTATACTTTGAGTTCGGAGACAGAGATTCAGGATTAACCCCTTTATTTCTCAACTCCTCAACTTGTTGTTCATTCATGAAGAATTCACCGGAACTGATCTTTATGTTCTGACCATTCCCTCTACCTTGATTAAGATCAACACTTGCATCAGGATCATATCCCATATCAGAAACAAGTCTTTTAGCCACATGAAGATTTTCCCCTGGAACAACATGTCCGGGACCTGCATTCATAACCTTATCATCAGACTTATGATGACCATTACCAGGTATTGTTCCGTATGACATTTTCAAGATACTCATCTCTTAACAGTTTTTAGTTCTACCTCCAACCATCATCTTTGATAAACTAACAGGTGCACCATCTTTTGCAGAATAGTAAACACTGTTTGGATCTGCATAAACACTTGAGGCTTGTTGTGCTCTTGAGAAATCAGAAGCTAATTGTGCTTCTTCACGACGAGCTCTTCTCTGTTCTGATTGCTGTTTAGCTATCCCGGTAACAAAAGCAGCAGTAGCAGTAATGGCTGAGCCAGGCTTTTTAGGGTCGAATTTCTTAACAGAATTACCTAAAACATCACTTGTTTCAGAAACTTGTGTAACACCTCTTTGATCGGTTGTATAATTTCCTTTACCCATCATTCCCATTAAAGAGCTAATCTGTCCGGCTGCTCCTTTTCCTGGAGGGCCCTGATTTGCACCAGGTAAATTAGTTTTTAAATCACTTGGATTTCCAGGTGTGATAGTTTGCTGTTGAGCAGGTTGCCTTGCCGGATCCGCCACTTGTTGATTTGGATCTGGAACTTGAGTCATTGGATTTACTGGAGGTGCTGAACCTGCTGCATCAGGAACATCTTGTCCTTGAACTTGAGGTGTTTGAGCTTCTAATCCAGATGCCATAGCAGTATTGTCTGCTACTGGAGGATTTCCCATTGCTGGAGCTTGTCCTTCGGTTCCTTGCATCTTTGATAAATAATCAAACAATTTAGGATCAATCAATAAACCATCTTGTGCTTCAAGCATATTAACAAGTCCACCTTGTACAGCAGCACCAGTCGATCCTATTTTACCAGCTATATTTTGCATCATTCCACCGGCTTGACCTCCGCCTCCACCTTGGCCACCCATCATTCCCATGATACCTTTTCCGCCCATCATACCGCCTCCGCCTCCGCCAAGCATTCCACCAATACCACTTGCACCAGCTCCTCCTGCTCCGGCAGCACCGGCCGCTCCTGCACCTGCTCCAGATGCAGCTAATCCTCCTAATACTTTACCCGCTATTGCGGCAATTGCTGGCCATGGCATAACTTACGTTTTTTAGTGTTTAGACTCTCTAAATGCAGTCAAAACTGATTTTATAAAGATATTGCTTCCTGTCTTATATTCCAATCTTATTTTCAACCAACGCCCTCTGAATCTGCTATCTACATCATAGATATTGTTTTCAGGTTCCTGTATTTGCTGAGTTCTAATAATCGGAAGTCTCCAGAGATTTTCTTGGTATATAGGATCTCTCCAGTAGTTTATTTCATCTCCAACGATCCATGGAAAATGTTCTCCTGTTTGATGTTGAGTTTCATAGAAAGCTTTATACAAATCTTCCGGAGAAGAGTTGATGTGAAGATTATCAAACACTTTTGCAATATCAGCAGGTTCTTTAACAATGAATTCAACAAAAGAGATATGAGGATCTGCAATCCCAAAGAACAATGTAGCATTTTCAATTCCACCTGAAATCTTAATATCCTGAATCCAAGCGTCTCCATTTGGAACAGGAATTGGATTCATACTTGGGAATATGTTTGGATTGAAATAAAAGAAATCCTCATTCACAGAAAGAGACATTGGTGAAGCAACAGTTCTCTCTCCATGGAATGCATTCATCCATTCATTGAAAACAATTGTAGAACCGTTTTTATTAATGTCACAATCATTTGGAGTGGTTGGATTTCCATATATCCAAGAGAAGATAATGTCATTATGTTTTCTGTCATAATGTGCCACAATACCTGCATTACATACAGGGTTATCATCAAGAAGTTCAGTAATATCAGAGTCCCCAGTATTCTTCTCACAAAGCTGATGTATAGTTGTTCGGTATCCATATATATCACTTGTTGGTTCAACAGAAAGTCCACCTTCTTGCTGGAGTGCTCTCCAGACTTTTCTCTTATTGTAATCCACACCATACATAGCACGATCAGTAAATACTACCGACCAAGCATGTTGTGATCCGACAAAATCAGAAAGATTCAAATGTTTAGGATCAAGAACGTCACCAGTTCCCAGAAGTAATTCACCAGAGGATTGACCCCCATTAAGTACAGCTTTTTCATTTACAAAATGTCTATTCACACCAAATTCTTGAACGCTCAAAAGTATGTTATTCAATACTCCTATACGAACAATTTTACCCATTCTGTAATCGTAATCACGAATCGCATTCTGATCAATAACACGGTATCCATCAAGGAAAGATCCGAGAACATGCTTGTTACTCACCATGATTGCAGCGTGTTTCTTTTCTGGAATAAACGGTATCTCTCTATCAATTCCACGATAAGATTTTACAGACAACAATTCATTGTATCCACGATTCAAATCCTGAGATTCCTTCTCAATGTTTTTTGCAGCATGATCGTATATGAGAGCAACAGATCCGGGGTAATATTTATTAATTGCATTATCCAAACGCATCTCGGTATTAATCTTGTTTTCAGTGATAATACTGAATGATGTACCAAATGTGAATAACCGTTCCTTTATTGGTCCCGGAAGTGCTGCTGTCCATCCGAACACGCCTCCTCCATCATCTTTCACACCTACACCGTACTTAGGATTGAATAACTGCTTCAACCAAGTTCTCTGAAGGAAACAATCTCCACGATAAAAGATGTTACCGTTTACAATCGATGGATCAGCTACGACATCTGATATTTTGTAGAACTTACTAATCTTGTAATACTCAGTTGCCTTGATGTCATAAAGATCATTTATATCAAAAATAGAAGGATCAACATTTGTTCTGTAAATGTTTGACAATCTATATCTTAAAGCATTAGATGAATTGATTCCAATGTATGAATTCCAAGCCATCTCATGATTTCTTACCTCAATATACTTTGTTCCAAGTAAGTTTTTCGCAAAGAAATAGAAGTTACCATTGAAATCACTTTTTGCACCTTCATTGAAATAGGAAGCATATCCATTATTATTAGCCGGTTCCCACTCTTTGATATTAGCAATGTCATACATGGATTTTGGTCCAAGAATATAGGTGTATGTATTATCACCGTAAAAATAATCCGGCTTACTCAACTTATCTTCTTGAGAGATATTGAATGTAACATCAGCGAATGTTGAAACAAAAGCTTTATTAACACCAACACTTTTGTTAAAGAAGTGATCTGGAGAATAGAATCCAAATTTATTGGCAATTCTTTTATTCAGATTGTTATGCCAGAACACAAAGGTAAACTCCCTGTCAAGAAGATCGTCTGGATCAAATCTGTGTATGTACGGAAACTCAGCACCATTCTCATCATCTCCATTCAACTCAAACATAGGAACCAGATTCTCGTTTCTTTTAAGAATCTGTGGGAAATCTGGAAAAGCAAACCATAATCCTCTAATGTCCTTCCCTTCAGCAGCATTGTAACAAGGAAGTGTAAGTCCTTGGTACAGTAATGTTTCATTTCTTTTAGATCTCACAAAGTAAAACCCTGATACGTTATCAAGGATGTATTGAGGGATTGAAGCGATTGCAGACGATATATCGAACTTGATACCCATAACACGAATATTGTTACCGGCAACAGTTTGAGATAGGTTTATATTCGGAAATCTATAAATACCATTTTGATTTGTAGTACCCCCAACTCCATTGTAATCATCAACACCTTCTATTGGATAAGCTTGAGTTTCTCTTCCATTGTTCAAAACACAAACTATACCGTAAGCATACGACTCTCCTCTAAAATGACCAGTGAAATTGTATGTGTTATCAACATTGTTGTAGATACCAATTGGAGATCCGGATCCAGAAATGTGTGCTATAAGTTTTGAATCATCATACTTTGGTTTTATTTTCTGAGCAAAATCAAGAATATCTTGAGATGCATCATCATCAAAATCAGTATTGTCAAAAAGATCAGCAGCAAAGTATCTGTTCTCTAATTGGGTATGAGTTGTGGCTCCGTCAAATCTTACTTTCGATCTGATAACCTCTTCGAATCCTGTTTCAAATCTACCTTCGTATCCGGTTATCTCAATGTTTATTGTTGAGGAATTTGGATCGAGTGCATACAATTTATCAATGATTCCAAACTCTTGTGATTCATTGAATGAATACATGTATCCTATCTCAAGATAAGAGTATGTTGGATCGATATCGGAAAACGAAAGATTAACACTTTTGTCTGTTACTTCACCACCCTTAACACCATGATGTCTTATGCCTTCGTTTGCATATTCACCGGATGTAATCATTATTGCATTCGTTTCTGTAAAGAAAGATGTCTTGTCAAAATTCTCAGTAGCATAACGAACAAAGAATATCCAGTTACCACCTCTTAATGATCCTGCTTTTCCAAGACCAGTGAATTGAACGTCAATATGATTTTCAGACTCATTAATCAAGCTGATTGCATTTGGGAACGATCCATTCCAATATCTTCTTCCGATCGATGTAAGAGCACCTGATTTATCAAATCCAGAGTTAATAACCCTTAATGGATTTCCTTTTTCCGCAAGATAAAGATTTACAGATCCATCATAATCTTCTCTGGCAAACATGTCGATCTGATTGTGACAATCAAAATTGAACAATGGAGTTCTAAATGCTTGAGCAATTGAATTTGGATCTCTCGAAATATTTCCACCGGTAAAATTGAATAACGGAGCATATACCTTTGCACCAAATCCTACGGCAGAAGGATTCTGATCCGCTAATGCTGTTGGTGCAGGATAACATCCTATTTCACCTTCCCCTGTATCAGGATTAACTGAAGCGATATATCCTATACCATTGTATTCACATCTTCCAATTGGAATGAATCCATGAGTCAAAGAGAATCTGAATTCATTACCACCAATATTAGTACAAACAAGACCTTTTCCATCGACATCAATAATACGCATGTTCTGAAGTCTCCGAGCTGTATCATTCGGCATTCTCAGAACATCAAGATCCCTGTTGTCTCCTTTGAAAAATTCATTATTTTGTACTGGCATCGTGTGTAAATTTTAATATTTCATCATTCTATACAGACTACCACCCTTATTAAAAGACGGTCTTTTAGGATCGTTTGGATCAAAGAACGGAGATGTATTTTCTGTTGAAACTGGATTGGCAATCGATCCTGACGACTGTACAGAATCACTTTTATTTTGTGTAGAAAGAAATTCAGTAGGGGTCATTTTCTTTTTTCTGGCTTCAGCCTTCTGTTCTTCAGTCATGGTTTGAAGCAACTCTGTGTTACTACTCATGTTAGCTTGAGTAGATTGTCTTGCTGCAACTTGTTCTGGAGAATTTGCGAACTCTTCTAAGTATTGACTGTACTGTCTATCAACTTGTCCAGGAGATCCTCTATCAGGCATTGGCTGTGCGGTATTCGCACTCAAATACATACCAGGTCTTTTAACTGGTACTGGAGCTGGAGGAGGGGTTGGTTCTGGTGCCGGTATATATCTTGAAGGTTTATTAAACATTGGGTAAGCTGAAATTCCTGTTTCATCTAAATAAACTCTTGATGGCTTAAAATTACCGGCATACAACCCTCCTTCTTTAATTAAATCAGGTTGATTTTTTACCGCTTCTGAATACCAATTATCAAGTTCTCTTCCTTCTAAAACCTTAGCTGTGGTTGATCCAAAATTTGACGATGTGGGCCAGTCGTTATAAATTTTAAGCTGTTCTCTGTAAAATGGATTCAACATGGTTTTCCCTGCGGCTGAATCAGTCATTCCTAAACTCATTGCCGGAGGAGTCATTGAACCTGGTCCACCATCGGGATACTCCATCATACCATAGATACTTCCGCCCTTATTGAACGAAGGTCTGTTGGGATCACTTGGATCAAAGAATTGAGATCTTCTTTCTGCTTTAGCTTTTTCGTTCTGAACCTCTGTTTGAGATGCGTTGTTTTGTGTATGATTAACTGAATCTTGTCCTTTTCTTGGATCATATTCAACTTCTTCTCCTTTATCATTAACCCACAGCATAATTGGTGCATGAACATCTTTCCAGTCTGATTCACTATCTCCTGATGTAGCTTGATAAGGCACTTGTCTTATTTCTTTTACTTTGTATTTACCAGGCATTGCAGTATCAGGCTCCATTATTGTTTGAGCTCTGTAAGCTTGTTGAATTGGATATTTAGTTGTTGTTTTAGATTCTGGTGTCGTATTTGATACTGGTGCTTGTTCTTCAGGAGATATTGTTTTTACTTCTGTATTTAACCCTTCTTTAATTGTGTTCTCGGATGTTTCCGTTTGTTTTTCAACAAACTGAACAGGTTGAATTGGTTTTTTATACTTTGGAGAATAAGCAACACCATCAAAATAAGAACCTGATGGGTTTATTTTTGAATGCCAAAGATCAGGAGAACTGTGTTTTCCTAACGATACTGGATAATTAAAATTTAACTTTTTATTATGGTCATAAATCTTATAATCTCCACTTGCTTTATCCATTGGATCAAATCCTCCTGATGGATCTTTTTTAGTTTTTAAGTATTCATTGTGACTAAACTTAGGTAAGTTTTTGTTGAAGTTAGTATCTCGTGTTTTTTTTATTTGATCTACTGTTAGGGTGGGTCTTTTTCCATTAAAATATTTTTTAGTAGTGGTATTGTAATCCTCTACATATTCCCTTAATATTGGTGTGGGATTAATATTCTTTTTCTGAAATTGATATGCATTAAAAAGACTTAAACTATCATCATACATAGATTTTCTATACTTGTATTCTTTAGGATCAGCTATCTCTAATGGTTTTGGTTTGTTTGATACAGGTCTGACTGGTGTTGAAGATGAATTTTCGGGTCCTCCATTTTGATAATCCATCATCTTATAAAGACTACCTCCAGATTTAAAACCTTCAGGCTGTTCCAGTTCAGGATTAGTTCTATAATCAACAGTAATCTCATCGCCTTTCTTTAACTTCTTTATCGGAACGACAATCTTTTTATTACCTACATTTTTACTCATGGCATTTGGATTATCTGAATGATTATAGTTTTCACCAATATCTTTTGTGGGCCAATTGTCAACATGAGAAACTCCAAGGTTTTCACCTGGCTTCAAATCCTTTCCAGCCATAAGACCTTTACCATGGATTTCAGATTTCCCTATTTTAGTCTTCAGTTTCATTACCCTACATTTCTTGACATTTTCACTTTAGGAACCAGATTATGCATGATTCTCTGGATCTCATTCATATCATCTCTTGTGACATATCTGAATGAAGTTTTTGCTTTACTTACATAATGACCAAGACGATCCTGGAGAAACATGAATCTATTTTCCGGAGTAAGGCCATTCATATAATCTTCGAAATAGATCTTAGTCATGCAGTACCAGAAGCAAGCTTCTTGATGTCCATCTAAGATCATTGGCAATCCTTCACTGTCAACTTTCACACCAAGGTAATCGATGTAAACAGTGTATTCACTATTCATCGTTCCTGGATCATCAAAGTTGAATCGAAGAAATGCACCATCCCAGTCGTATTTAGCAACAGAACATTTATTTCTGTGAACACTTAATAACCGGTACACATTGCAAGGGACATACCCTTTATTATTTTTGACCTGTATTGGTACATTGCGATACTTAGCAAAACCTTCATACATGCCAATTTCATCAGTCTCACATTCACCACACCATTCTGCGATATCGTAAATGTCAAACTCTTTTCCTTTAACATTTCTTGCTATTCTTGCGGCAACATTTTTTACCGAAGAATATTTTCCAGAACCAACTTCTTCAACTGAACTTGCCTGGAAATTTATTGAACTACCATCGTTACATGTGAGATTGACAGAGTTATCATTAAGGGCTCTCAAGCTCGGATCAACACTAATGTTGACAGTATATGCCGGATTATTGAAATTGTCGCTCATATCACATGTATTTATGTCCTGACTTAATCAAATTCATCATTTGAATTCTGAGGTTTTGATTAAACCTTAACTTGTAATGTTTTTTGTTCATTTTAACTACACGATTATCAAGAGTCAATTTAGGTGTAAAAATCTTACCTTCAGATTCTATGTCGTAGAAATAATCTTTTCTTCTCGGATCTGCTGTATTGGTTATTTTTATGTAACCAAAATTCACACACGGAAGAACAAATATTTCATTTTTAACAATGATATCTTGAGCAAGAGTTTTTAGAAAAGAAGTTAAAACATTTTTTGCTTTTTGCTTTGCCTCTCTTTCCTTTGGCATATTAAGTAACTCTTTGAAATCTGTAAAAGAACGCTTTTTAAACCTCTTTAAATCAAACACATCGTCAATGTAATTGACTTTATGCGTATAAGCATGATCTAAACAGTACCATCTTTTGTACTTCATTCTGTTTATCTAATGTTTGAAACGATCAATAGCTTGACCATTTGCTAATGCTCTTATTGCATCTGGATCCGGATGAGCCACAATGTCTGTGAAATCTGTTCCTGGATTCAAATGCTGTTCTCTTCGTGCCTCATCAAAGTCTTGACTTTCAATAGGTATAGGAACGGTAGTTTCAACAACGTACCTTGCATCTATAAGTATTGCATGTCCACTTGCTAATACACGATAATGTTTTATATCTTGGAATGTAGAACCGCTACAACCACAACCAACACGAAGCCATACAACCATATCAAAAGGCCATTGACTGTTGATCTTAAAAAGAACACCAGCCATGTAAACACGATTCTGGAATGTCACATGTCCTTTGTGATTTACCTGCTTTATTATGTTTGTATTTTCCATTACTCTACACGGCTTTGTTTCTGTAATTGATCCGGAGAATTGTCTCTTCCATTATTAGTTTCATCTGGTCCTATTTGAATTGTGCTCATCAATTGTTGAATAACAATCAATTCAAGTTTGTGAACTAAATGTCTTGCTAATGGGAATGGATCATTTTCATTACATATACCTCTTGGATCTTCGAAAATAGCAATGAGGCAGACGAACTTCATACCTGACGTTGGCATGTTTGACAATATTGCTTTATCATCAACCAGAGTGAACATTGGTGCTCTACCGGTATATTTCTCATGGCCGGAAAACATGTGTCCTTGATAATTAACTCTTCTGAATGGAGTCTTCTTATCAACTGTACCAAAATATTTAATTCCATCGTAACCAATGGAAGCTTCAATTTTTGGTATCTGAACGAAAAATTCTTTTACTCCGGAATCAATTCCGTTGCATACGATACTGCTACATTGAACCTCAAGGCAGCACTCAGTAGTAAAATCTTGATCATTTATCTTCTTGAATTGACGATACTCTTCTTTCAGTAAAATAGATCTTACATCCCAACACTTGTCATAGATAAGTTGAATATCAATTCGCTCATCATCAGTTGAGAAGTAACCTTTAATTTGATTTCGGATGCTATATCCTACTTCAGCAAGAGTCTTTGACATAACTAATTAATCAAGAAACCCCGATGAATCTATTTCTTATTGTCCAGAATAATGTGTTTACAAATGAAGCTGATGTACAGCAAAAAATCCACTTGATATACGTCATTGGATCAGAAATAAAATCGAAGTTGTTGGATTGATAATAAACAATAGACCAGTAAATAATGGATCCCCAGAAACTTGCCATACAAGCCACACAAAGAATGATAGGCTTTGCGATAAATAATGGAATCCATTCTTGATCTATGAACCACCGTCTAATAGGATACCCTATCCTGCCTTGATCTATTTCGTCAGTTACCTCACGAAGACCAAGACAGAATAGGGATATTGCCACTATTAATTCAGTGAAACTCATTATAGAGTACCACCGTTAGCAATTGGAATTAATCCTGCAACAGGAGTATCGAATGCTGCGTAGTTCGCATCATCAGGACGAACATAGAAGTAAACTTCTTTTTCGTAATCATTCCAATGATTCGCACCGTCAACATCCTGAACATCAGATTGCTTACGAATTGTGAAGTGATACTCACAATAGTCGCTTCCAGGAAGAGGTAAATTTGGTTGAGAACCAAAAGAACCATGACGAATTGGGAACAAACGAGCCATATACTCTGAATCAATCAAAGCAGGAGTGTAAGGAGTTACCTCCGCAACGGCCCCTGAAGCTGTGTAAGCATTGAAATTCACACCAGGTTTCCCTGTCAATGTGATTACAGTTCCAACAACAGAAGCAGTAACACAAGAGAAAGGATCGTTGTTGATGGAAGCAGTGATAGCAGCAGCAGTAGCAGCAGCAGTCGGAGTTCCACCAGCAGGATCTTCGTAACAATAAGTACGAATAGCAGGGAATGTTGTTTGAACCTCATAATTTTTAAGGTTTGGCAAGCACTCAACAGTCATACACCACTCGTAAGGACATTCGCATGATACTGGAATTACAACTGTAACACCAACAACTTTAGCGATTTCCGGAGTTGTGCACTCTTTATGAGACTCTACTTGACCAGCAACAGTCAAAGTTCCGTATCCTTCGATCGTCAACGATACACCAGGAACTACGTTTGTGATTAGTGCAGGATTGATTGAGTTAATCAAAATCCTATCGGCATGTCTTCTTAACATTTCTTTTAGATTTAAAAATTATTTTTACGTTATTGACTGAGCATCTTCAGCAATTGATTGTTGGTATCTCGGTGATTCGTAGATACCAAGTTTCTTTCTGACAGCAATTCTTACAATCTCCTCTCTCAAATGCAATGGAAGTTCACATGGAATATCCTGATTTGCATTTGGAACCGGAACATTGATTTGTCTCGGATATCTCAAGTAATCAATATAAGCTTCAACACCAAACGATTCTGTTCCTGTAATGCATCTGATTGTATTACCAATCATTTTGTGATACAACCGTTCATCAGTTGGTTTGTTGTATGGATCACTATCTATCTCATATTCCTTATCAGCAGTCATTCGCTTTGTCTTTAAGGGTTTTGAGATTCCAGTATGCTTACATTTATTGTTTACATATTGAATCCTGAATGCTACATTCAATAAAAACATATAACCATGATTATCTCCATTAGGATTTCCTGGGGTTGTTACCATTCCTGTTTCGCTATAAGGCAATTCAAAAATTTCACCACCAGGAACATTCACTCCTACATTAGGAAGAACATCTCTAACTTCTAAAATTCTTAGATCATCTACTCTTTTCTGAGTCAACTCAACTTCATGATATTTATTCTTTACCAATTCCTCTTGGGAATTGTTTATCAATCTATTGAATTCAGCAGGTGTCACGGTTCCTGTCTCCTCTTTATTGAGGAGATCAAGAAACAACGTGAACATATTTTGAGCAGTGATCAACATGGTGTATCAGTTTTTACTCGTCAGTTTTGCTTTCATTCGCTTTGGTAGTTGCACCTTTGGCACCTACCTTCTTGGGAGCATCATCAAAATTCTGATCTTTAATTGGGTCGTAATTGCTGACGTTTCTACCTTCAAACATAGATCCCCACTGGCTTACAATAGTAGCGTTCTGTGGATCTTTTAGCCATTGGATAGCGTAATCTTCATTTACTCCAACAAGATCTTTACCATTCATGTACTTCCCATTGTCCATGTGAAGATAATTTTTCTCAATACATTTCTTCAAGAAGATCTTGTATTTGAGATCCTTATCATTATTCACATCAAGGATCAATTGTGGTTTGTCTTCAGCAATCTCATACAAAGCAGATTCAATCTGAGTTGCAGAAAGTGATTGTACAAACTTCCCAAGGATCTTAGCGTAATTTGCCATTTGATCAATGGATAAACCATCGATGACAGCAAACGCTTGTTTCTTCAATTTGGACTTACTGATAGTAGCAACAGCTTCTTTCTCTTTATCCTCAATGTAGAAACGATGAACCGTGGGGTTCACATGAGCCTTAGAAGCGGCGATCATTTCGTCATCTTTGACTACTTCGAAAAGTAAGGCATCATTTGGCATACTCAAGTCAAAGACATGAAGATGACCAATTCTGATAACCATTTCGTCAACGATGTTTCCATCACGATCTTCTTTCGGAGCAAGAGTAATTGTCAGCTTCTCTCTTTGAGCATCACTCAATCGAGCAGCGTAATCAATTGGTTTTCTTGTCTTCGAATCCTCCTTCGGAGCAATGAAGACTGGGGCCTCATGATACTTTTTATCAGTTGCCACCAGTCTTTTAATATTTGATGTTAAAGCTTCCATTTCTTAAAGTCTTTTATCTGGGTCCTTAATTCTTTTTTCTTTTGAGATTATCCTCTTGGTTTGTAGATCTCAGCAAATCCGAATGGATTTTTCAAGCAAAGACCTGTCTCAGACAAGATCTGTACTTGGTATCCATCAACTGAATTTGAAGCGAATTCACGACGACCAGATCCTTGTGGAGTGGACATACCGTCGATAATCTTTTTCACATATCGACGATCATCAGATCCGTTACCAAGAGCAACAAGATCTACGTTTGCATCACCTCCGATAGTGTTACCAAGACTCACGAAGAATCCACGATAAGACTCAAGGTTTACACCATAGATATCTTTCTCTTGCGGTCTCCAAGCTGCGTCCATTGCTTTATTCCAAGCAACAACCAACTTAACACCACCCATCTCGTAGCTGTTGAAAGCCACTTTAACTCCTTTTTCTTTGTCTCCTTCAGAAACAAATAATGGAGTAGGATTGTACTTGAATACATCACGCATCAATCGTTGGAAGTTCCAAACGAATGCTTGACCACCCATTACAAACACCTCAGTCATACCATCGTTGTTAGACAACAATTGTAAGTTCTGCATGATGTTCTCAAGAGTTTTTACATTCAAGTTGTTGTACTGGAATTTCAATGAAGAATCTCCTTGTGCAACGATACCATCTCCCTGGATGATCTCACGACCTTTCAAGTCACGAAGCAATACATTTTCGTTTGCATCAATAGATGCTTTACCGAAAATCAATTGATTCTCACGAGCATAAGCCCAACGACGAAGCATGTCCATCTCTTGTTGCTTAAACCACAATTTTTGACCATTGTGCTCAACCCACAATACTGTGTTCTGTGCAGAACCAGAAATTGAGAATTGCATACGTTGGATAGTCATGTAGTTTGTATGCCACTCAGGGAATGTGTTTTTCTCGTAACCAGTTTCAGAAAGTTCCGGGAACGCAGTGTAACTGAAACCAACTTCTCTGTCAGCAGAGACAAGAGTAGGATCAACCCATGCACCTTGAACATTGGTAACTAACTTCACTTTGTATTTCCAGTTTCCTGAACCCACTTCCACCGGATACTCATCCATGACTTGAACGATCGTTCTACGATCTCCCAATTCCAAAGTATCATTTGGTGAAAAGAAATTAGTATCCAAAGTAATGATGAACACTGATTGATTAACACCCGGTTGTGCTGTTGCACCACCATTTGCATCGGTAGCATCAACAACGATTCTTCCTTTTCGGAAAGGATAACCTTTCAAAGCCCACATGAACTTTCGGTTTCCAATCACTTTGAAATCAGATGTTTCTAATCCGGGAGTCAGACCTTTTTTCATAAAACCTCTTCGTGCGAGGTAAGATGAGAACGCTGTAAAATTGTCCTCAAATAAATTCACCACGTTTGACGAAATCTCCGGGCGAGTCAAAAGAGCTGCCGCAAGGGAGTTTGTCATTGTGGTCCTGTTGGCATCGTATGTGCCAGTACCGATAATTTTCATCTCGTACCTTTTTTTAAATTCAACAATAATTTAATTCATCAATGCATCAATCGCTCTGGAGCTGACAATGCATCGAAATCTACTTGGGTTGGATCTTGATTACCGCCACCTCTCTGAACATTATTCGGAGTTTTATCAAGCTTATCAAGAACTGATGCTTTACCAGATTCTTTAGCACTCGTTAAAGCTGCACGGATTTTTGAATCACCTTTCCATAACATAGCTGCTACTTTCACCAATGTTTCATTGCTTTGCAATTCCCGGAACATAGGGGCCATACCAGTTTCGTCTGGAGTAACCAACTTAGCGAAATATTCACTGAACTCTACCTTTTCAGATTGACTTAGTGGTAGACCATAAACATCATTTGCTTTGTTGATTATATTGAGTGATTCATTGATTTGCTTTGAACGCTCATCATTGATCCTTGCGACTTCTTGAGAGCGTTGTTGCTCAAAAGTTTTCGTCATATTGTCAAGAGCACTTGACTGTTGCTCGTTGATCTCTTTTCTAAGCCTACCGGCTTCAATTTCAAGATAACCGGAATTCTCCATCTTATCAAGAACTTCTTTGATTTTAGCATCGTCCCAATCCTTGTAAGAATTTTTGAAATGCTGATCCATCATTTCACGATCTGTCATTTTCGACATATCGTTACCTCCTTTATACGCCTCAACAACTTGATCAAAAGTAACTCCTTTATCAATTGCCTCTTGTATTTTCACGACTTCAGGATGAAGTTCTGGCGTAAATATTTCCTGAAGAGTTTGAAGGTAGTTCTCTTCGTTCAATCCTTGGGGGATTTCCCATTCAGGATTAGCTGCTTTTATTTGCTCAAACGGCTTCATCCAGTAATCACCGGAAGTTTGCTGTTGATTATTGTTTTGCCCAGCATTAGGATCTTGATTCTGATTCTGTTGCTGATCTTGGCTTTGCTGTTGATTCTGTTGATCTAATTGCTGTTGATTGAATTCCTTATCTAAGTTAGGAAGTCCATTAATAAGATCTTCAGTACTTCCTGGAATGCTCGGTTCACCCGGTTCGTTAGAACCAGAATTATTTACGTTTCCATTACCATCGCCATGAATAAATGGATTATACTGTCCTTCCGGAGCAGATAAAGCATCAAAGTTAACCTCTAATGATGGATCTGTATTTTGGCCTTGACCGTTGTTCATATTATCACTCATAACATTTGGTTTTTCTTGTTTCTTTTATTCTTAAATCTTTCAAGCAAATATAGAGAATTAAGTGTATAATTTTCAATCTTTTATACTCTCTTTTTGTTTTCGAGATTGATCGAGTTGAGACTCAGTAGCCTCAACGCCTCTCATTGCTAAATCTGCTCTTGCTATTTGAACTTCTTGATTAGCTTCTTTTTTCTGCTGTTCAAGATATGCCAACTCAACATCTCTCTCTGTATCGATGTTTTTATTGTCAATATTATTTTTAGCATCAACTTCGTATTTTTTAAGTTGTTGATCCATTCCAAATTTCTGCATTTCCCATTCGAACTTAGCTTTTTCAAGTTCAGCCATGATCATTTTAGCATCATCAGCTTGCTTATCAATCATAGCTTTAAACTCCTGGTCCATTTGCTTTAATTGAATATCATGCTGTCTCTGTGTTTCACCTACTGCTTCAGCTCTCTTTAAAGCTATCTCTTCATACTGCTCAACTTTAGCCTCCATTTCCCGAAGATTATCTGTGTTGTACAGTTTAACAATATTTGAGAATGACAACATACCTTTTTGGTATTGTGCCATTGACAATTGTTTAAGATCATTTAAAGCTCTTTCCTCCTGACCGCTATCACTTGCGAATACAAGGTAGTCAGCTCTTTCCAATGCATTAGCTGGTATGTTAAAGAGTTCTTGTGCGAAATCTCCTAAAACATAGGATCCATGTTTTCCATCTTTCCATGCTCTTCGGCAAAGATTGATTAGTCTGTTACAAACTCTTCGTTTGGTCTGTTCATGATCATAGAAGATAATCTCAGTTACCAATGCCGAATTCCGGATACTTTGCTCAGTTGTACCAACCTGGTCTGTTGGAGCAACATCACCCATTCTTTGAGGAGATACACCGGTAATACTTGAGGCAAGTTGTTCAAGATGCTGAAGCATTACAAGTAGATATTGAACACCTTGACCCATTGAGTCATCAAAGTTTTGGAATTGATTGAATGTAGCTTGCTTATTCAAACCTGATCTTACAGATTGAATCCACCCAACTCCCATTTTTCTTTGATACATCCATTCTTTCATTGACATACCTTCCGGGATCTGAGACTTATCCATGATGAATCCTTTTACACCAGATAGTGCCAACCATAGCTCTTTATGGTAGTGAATGATATTGTACAAAATCTGAACATCTTTTGCAGCCCATACAAGAGAGTATGGTTTTCTTGTGTAGAAATTGTAAGCACGACCTATGAATGGAAGTTGAACTTTACCGAAGTTATCATTAGCACGAACAACAGCTTTCTTTCTGCAATCAATAAATATGTTTGTGTCAATCATTACTCCTTGGTAGACATCATTCATGTAGCCAACCTGTTCTTTCTCACCTTTTTCAGGTTTAATTTTTTCTTGATCAGAAATAACATGTGTAAATTCCGATTCTTCATTGTGTGGGTTTGGTGATTTTTTAGATCGAACTCTTCTTGGGGATTTCCAGAAAACTTTACAAACTCTTATTACGGAAGAAAAATCTTCTGATCCAGAGTATAAACTATCGGGACCACATCCTTCGACGTTGTTTGACCCATATTCAGATCCTCCAACAGAACTATTAAAGCCATAGTATCCATAACCGTATCCAGTTTGAGTATTTATGTACGAGTGTCTTGATTTGATCTTCTCAAGATCTTCAAATGAAAGCTTATCACCGAACTCATCAATAATCTGATTGGCTGTAAGAAACCTTTCTTCCATTGCCCATTCAGCATCATCAATCCATTCAACTTGACTGTCACCTGAGTAGTAGAATCCCATAGGACTTACTTTACGACAAACAGGATCTTTTGAATTCATTGTATCTTCCCAGTCTACATAATAAATCTCTTTATCAGTGACAAGTTTATCTTCGAATCCTCGGTTGAAAGTGTCTTTTAACCCTTGAGTAGCCATAAGGTATTTAATACCTTTTTCAGCCATGATCTCAAGGAAATCCTTGTATTTATATTTGAAGTAAACATTGATTTCTTCAAGCTCCTTTTCTGAAATCAAACTCTCATGAGATATAGCGAATTTACCCATCTCAAGTTCTCTTTCAGCAGCTCTAAGATTCATTTCTGTTTGAGGGTCGATCTGAGTTCCTTGTTGAGCCGCCTGTTGCCTTGCAGCATTAAGTTGGGCCTTCATTTCTTCAATACCACGCAATGCTTCGGCATAAGCAAGACTAACCTTCTGTTTATTAGCTGACATCGCAGAAATGATCTTCTCGAAACGCTTTTGACTTTTATCGTTTATAGAATTACTGTCAATTGTAAACACCCGGTAATTAAATGGACGTTTTGTTTCTTCAGCACGAAGACGATCAAACTTTGGACGTAACAAAGGAACGAATCGGATCTTTGCAGGGTATTCATAATCATCGACCTTTCTCAGGTAATCGAAGTCTCCTTCATTTTGAACTCCATTATATAGGTCGTAACAAAACTTATCCTTTGCTTTTGCAAGACGATTTGTAAACGACATGTTTACTATGGCACTCACACATCTTTCCATCCATTCTTGAGTCTTGGCACCCTCTGGAATATTTTGATTTGGTAACGGCATATCATTTAAAATTTTACTTGCATTCTACCTTGATTTGATTTGTAATGAAAGAACTCTTCCTTTACACCTATGTCTTGACTTTTTTTCAATTTTATATCTATGTTATCTTTAGCATGACAAACTGCCAAGGCTGAAGATATGGTAATATCACAGTTATAACTTCTTTCATTTCTGAACTTTATTGCTCTATCAATTTGATGCATATCATACATAACCTCTGAATATTGCTCAATGTAATCTCTATACATAATCAACCATTCAAGTTTTGTTCCTGGATCTACACCGTAACGATTATTCACCTTGCTGTCCTTAACATTAGCGTAAGCTATTTGTGGACGTTCTTTTAAATAACCTTCAAACCCATTGTTTTTGTACCAGTTAAATATCGATATATTTGACCACTCAATCAAATTTGGAGATTTATAGTACATGCAAAGTTTAGCTGTCTCTTCATAAAACTTTTCCGCTGTTGATGGTCGATCTGTATATCTTGCTACAAAGATATTAGATGTTGAATTAATATCCTTAAAGATTTTATACATAGAACAAGATCCCTTTGAATCAGATGTGTTAGCCTCGTCCTTGTCATAGGAGTCGGTTCCGGCCACATATAGATTTAAGTAAGTCTCTCCGTTCTCGTCAAGTTCAGGATGTTCCATGATTAATAAGTTTCCTTCTGAATCATGAACGAATCTAACACCAGAAATCTTACCAAGATCATCACGAACCCATTCAAGTCTTCCTTGATCAGCCATGTTTGATAATGCCTTATCATTTCTTAATCTCGCATATTGCTTGTTAAGTAAATTAGCATTAAACATGTTTCCACCGGTTCTCATAAACGCTTCACTCGGAACTAATGGGTCCTGGGTTATTGTGTTTATGAAGTCACTTGCTTTATTTGAGGTTCTTGCAGCCTCACGTTTTACATTTATGAAGTCTTCACTTTCCTTTTTTAGAGAGTTCCCGAATTGATCTACAATCTTGAATTTTGATGCTGGAACAAAGTATCCAATTTTTGAATCTCCACCATCTTCTTCGTAATCATTACGGTAAGCCATCATGTCGTAAGCTTCAGGATGATAGAACATTTGTTCAAGTTCTGCTGCTCCCTTCTCCATGTCACCACCTGTTCCAACAATAATTGCGAATCCAGTCTTTTCTCCTCCTTCAGCTTCAAGTGCTGGTTGGATATATTTGAAAGAATCAATCAATCCCGGAAACTTACCAGCTTCTTCAAAAATGATTAATGAAGGGGACTTACCAATTGTTGCTTGTGGATTATTCTTTGATGTAATGTTGTAAACCTCACTGTGAATTCCTTTCCAATGTGGGACTCCATTTTCAATCACCTTGTACTTAGCCTGAATATAATCCAGTGTATCAGGCATTCTCCTTTTATAGAATTCCGTTTCCTTCAGAGAGTTTAATCCACGAACACACATTCTCATTGTTGCATTTGAATACTTCTCTTCTCCTGCTGTAATAATCGCTTGAGAATGCGGAAAGAACGTAAACTCTTTTCCAAGTAATGCGGAATGTTTTTCAGAGAAACCTTTCTGCCGGGCCTTAACAACAACCATGTGTTTCCCGGCTTTCCTTGCTTCTTCAACTGCAAGAAAATACTCAAGATCCATATCAAGGAACCTTGGAGATATCAATGTTTTTCTACCAGTCTTAGGATCCTTACCTCTGATTTTCCAGAAATTCAAATACCAATAATAGTCTCCAGGTATATAAGTTCCGGCAATAGTGTATCCTTCAAGACAACGCCTCTTCTGCTCATGCCACCATTGACGATATTCATACGACAATGGGTTGGCACGACATAATCCATCGGTAACAACCGGTGAAAATAATACCGTATTGGCGTACATGTTACCCTATTAATTTAGTAATAAAAGCAGCCAAACCAATTGATGCCAATAAACAAAGAACGATTACTCCTATCTCTTTTGTTGGAAACTTGATACTTCTTCCAGGATCAATCATATCATTCATCATGTCGTTTTTAGTTTCACATCCATCAGTAGGATAAAAAGCCATAAGCTCTTCAAACTTCATACGATCACTAAACTCAATTCCTGGAGTATTCTTCCATGATTCTTTTATTATCTCAGGATCAGGTAATCTGTTTAAACTTGTAAGAGTAATTACCTCATCTGCAATATCTGGAAAATTATTAATCAAAAATTCACCAAGCTCTGTATCTTTAAATCTGTTCATCTTTCGTCTTTTTATCTGTGATTATAAGTTGATGTACTTTACACCATTCTCTATAACGCAATTTCCATTGTCAACCATTTTCTTCATATCTCTCCATCCGAGACCAAAGCTTTTCTCGAAGTGTGGTGCATCTTTAAAAGATTTCCAATCACCTCCCCAGGTCCATCCTTTTGATTTAAAATAGTTAACAACCTCCATCCACTCAGGAGTACCATCTCCATCAAAGTCTTTCTTTAAAGACCATGAAGCTTCTTCAAATTTACCGTCTCCATTGTTGTCGTAAAGCAAAACAATATCGAAAGCCAAACCGTAATTATGGATTGATTGCCATGCATCTGCATTAGTAACTTTTGGTCTTTGAAGGTAAAGTGTGTGCTGTTCTTCTGGAGTTCTTAGAACGTAAGCAAATCGCAATCTACATCCAACCGGAAGTCTATTGTTTATCTCACGATATTGAGTCTCTAACTCTTCTCTAACTTTAGGATGAGCTTTCTTGATTCTGTCGATTGTTATCTGGTCCATATTACTTAACTATTGCTATTCCGGTTAAAATTCCTGTTGTAATCATAAAGATATTCCTTTGACGAATGGCTTTCTTTATTTTAGCATCTTTAATTGCTATCAGTGTATCTTTTGAATTACTAATGTATTTCAGATCACTAATAATTCTTTCTTGTTTATTGATTACAGTATCTTTTATTTGACCCTGAGTGTATAGTACTGTTATAAGTGTATCTTGAGTTTCAACAAGCATAGCTGTGTCTCTACGGTTTTTTAAAAGCAAAACTTCATTCATAAGATCAGAAACAGTTCCATTCAATCTTTTTATCTCAGCATTATCAGGGATTAATGATCTTTCAATTGTCTGTATTGATCTTTCTTTTCCCTGTATATTGTTGATGATTGTTCTTTGTTTCGGATATTTTATAACCTGAATATCTTTCTTGAATACCATAAAAAGAAAAAGTATCCCTAATAGAATTTGAGATACTAATATGATATTTTGTTTTTTTGTGCTTCTCATTTTATCAAACTTTAGTAAAGTTGTTTTGGATACACCATTCCTCTACTTCTCCTGGATTCATTCTGTAAGCCTTCTCAACACCGTATGTCCATAGAGTATATTCTCCACAAGTCATTTTATCGTATGGATTCTTTTCTTTCCATTCACCTGTAAGTGCTCTCCATGGATGACGTATAATTAGATCAACAAAACCATAACCGGTAAGTCCAACTTTTGAGAATGCTCTAATACAGAACGCTTTTTCATCTTCAATAAATCCTGCCGGTGGTCTATAAACATCAAAGGAATATCCATATTCATCCATCCACTCTTGTAAAGGTTTTGGATTTATACCATTTCTTTGAGCATCTACAATGTATGGATTCCCCCATATTTCAACAAAAACAGCAGCATGAGATCTCTTTGATTTAGTGATGCCCATTATCGTTTTACTTAACACGGTATTACCTGTGCAAGCGAATACGTCACCTGTTTTATATCTACTCGGATTCATCTTTTTTATCTTTTTTATTTCTCGAAGAAACACCTCTTCTTTCCCATGCGGCAACACCAAGTAACACACATACAAATGCAACCAGTTCACCAAGGACCATCTCTACGTTGGAAGGTCTTGTGAATACAAAGACAATGTACGAAATAAGGACGACACCAACATATAACGCTATGAAGCGTTTAGAGGATTCCTTACTGGTTCCGTAAGTTAAACTTTTAAAGTATTCAATCAATCTCTTCAACATAATGAATTATTTATCACCTGTCATTTTTCCAAAAACAAGTCTGTTTATGCTACTTGCAAGTTCACCAACTTTCTCAGACATTACCTTTAATTCGAATTGTGTCATCTGTTCAATTCTTTTAACATCATTCTGTTGCTGTTGTTCAACAAGCTCTATTCTACCCTTATTCTTACCTGTCTCTTCAATTACAGACTTCACATCAGAGATCAATCTTGAAAGAAAGAATCCAATAATCCCAAGGAGAATTGTTATCAGGGTTCCGGATATACCAACAACCAACCAAAGCGTACCAGTATTAACGTCTTCCATTTTTAATAACTTAACATTTCGTTATCCAGTAATCTCAAGGCAATTTTTTCAGTGCCAAATATCTCAAGTTTATCAATCCAGGTTTGCATTTTGTTGTGCTCTTCAACTTGTTCTTTCAAATACTTTAAACAAAGTTCGTACAACATGTGATCTGCTATTTTCATTGCGTGATCAGCCATTTGTTTGATCTGTTTACTTACTTCTACTTCATGATCAAATGACTTCTTTATAATCTCAGGAAGACCTTCGAATGATGAGGTTTGTTTTTCTAATGCAGGAGTTCCTGGCTCAACACCAAATGATAATAAATAATCCCTGGCCCAATCTGCATGAATCAATTCTTCATTTGAATACTTTCTCCATAATTGAGCTGCACCAGTGTATCCTTTGTTATTCAACCACATGCTCATTGAAAGATATATCCTTGAGGATAACTCCTCTTGCTGAATTCTATAATTCAAAGCATCAATACATAATTGAGAAATCAAAGGGTTTCTTAATCCAGAAACATTTTGATTCTGAGAACTTGGTTGTTGATTGCTTAATGGATTTGAGATTACTTCTGCCATATTCTTTTTTGTTAATTTCTATCATCAATAACAGCTAATACAGATTCTTCATCTGAACAGTTGTTGATTTGTATTTTCAGAGCACCTCCAGTTTGAAGTTTTGAATTCTTAAAACTCAATGCCGAAAGATAAAAGTTCAATTTATTGTTTAGAGACAAAGAGTATGATTCATCATTCTTGTCAATCACAACGAGAGGAAATACATACTCAGGTAAATTCGGAAAATTACTCCAATTAATCTGAGCATTAATACTCATTGAAAATGTACGTCCGTCAAAAACAAAACCTTCCTCTATCAATTCACTTGTTCGAAGATCGATCTCTTTGCATCTGACTTTTTTTAGTTCATCTAAATTCATATCAATTCACTTGTTACATCGAGTATCGTAATTGTATTTGTAGTTGTTCCGCTAACAACTTGCCATCTAAAATCGATTGTGTTCGCAATTGTTTTATCCCATGTTCCTACCGGGCTTTTTACAAGAGCAGTTTGAACCAATACACCAAGAGGATCATATCTCTTTATTTCAACACCTACATAAGCTTGGTTTCCAGCTCTGAAGTTTATCAATAGATTCAATACATATGTTCCATTTGTAATAGCCGCATTACCAATAGCTGTTGATGTAAACGGAATAACTATTCCTCCAACAACAAATTCGAAATCAGTAGTTGTAACACCGACTGTTTTCGTGTAATTAGCTATATATTGAAGTCTTCTTGTTTTCCCATCGGTAACAGCAGGATTTATTGCGTATGGAATACTGTAAACAGTAGCCATTGCACCGGCACCAACTCTTGTATCAACTACATTTGTTGCGAATGATAATTCTGAAACAACACTGTTTCCAGCCGAAGCTGGTAGAGGAACAGAGTTTCCTCCACTAATCGATAAAGTATTACCTAATATAGAAAGGGTTTGAGAGTCTGTGTTGTCGAGAAAAGGACTGAGATCAACGGATCCGCCTCCTGTTAGGCTTAAAGTATTACCTGTAAGAGAAAGTTGTTGTGCATCGGTATTGTCTAAATACGGACTTAAATCAACTGAACCACCGTTAGTTAAGCTTAATGTGTTTCCGGTAAGGGATAATTGCTGAGAATCGGTATTATCAAGAAATGGAGAAAGGTCAACAGTTGTGTCTGAACCGGTTCCATTTGATAACCGTAAAGTTGTTCCATCTAAATCAAGGGATAAAACTTGATCGTCTGTATTATCAAGGAATGGTGTTAAATCAACTGTGCTATCCGGAACCAATCCTCCGGACAAACGTAATGTAACATTATCCGGATCAAGACTTAGGACTTGGTGATCCGTATTTATTCCTGGGCCGGCAAAAATAGTCCACTTACCAGAACCAAGATCAGAAGCGAAGTTGTTAGATACATGATCTTGTACGCATCTATAATAATTGTTGTCAGGGGCTTTTACCTCGGTTCCAGCATCATACTCATACGACTGTTTCCAATCTGGAATATCTCCTGGATTAGCTCCGGGGTACTGACTGTTTCCTGAGTTCCCTTTTATCTTAGATTGCTTCGGGAACAATTTCGATTCTGGTCCAAACATTAGAATTCGTTTACAAAGGTGTTGTAAGCAAGATCTACTATTGATCTTTCTGATTCTGATAATGATTCATAATCTATCTCAACAATTTCATTTGAAACTTCACCTGGTATAACATGATTAATCATCATTGTGTACGGTGAATTTATTAACGCTATCGTTGCATGACTTCCTACAAGATTGAAAAAGTCATTGTATATAGCTTTATTTGAATCAGTAAACAATTCAACATTCTTGCGGTATAATAAAGCTCCATCACCATAGATGCCCATTAATACATGGGTTCCTATCGATCCACTTGATCCTGATTGAATAATAAGCATATCTTAAAATTTAGGTACTTTAATATTTGGATCTATAACAATTCCATCTGGAAGACAGGCATTTGTTATTAATGGATTTATAATGTTATTAAATCTAGAATTAGTGACATAAACAGTGGTTACACCTACGTTTGTTTCTAAAGAAAAACCAACACCCTCTCCAAATCCAACAACATTATCCATTGATAATAAAGCAACTCCTCCATTAACAGATACTAATGATGAATCTTCTTTAGCGTTATACATATAACAATTTTTAATATACAATTCTGCTGTTTCAGTTACTAACAACAAGAACGCCTCAAAGTTATCTGGTCCGATATTTATCTTTGAATTTCTGAATAGGAATTTACCATTTCCATAACAGTAAGATGCGAAGTTTACTGAATCAATGTCTCCATTAAAAATCATACTACCTCCTCCTGTTACGTTTCCGTTTATTGGTTGAATTAGTTTGGCATCAATATTTCCGTTTAATGTAAACTTACCTGATAAAGCGTTTATACTCCAAACCAAAACCATAGATGATGTTCCACCATAATAGTCGTCATCAGAATGAACCAGGTCTCCATTTATAATTATCTCACCAGATACAGTATCGAAAAGGGATATAACGCTTTTAAAATTTCCTCCAAATACATTGCCGGAAGTCATTATCAATTTAGGACAGTTTACAACACATTTTCCTGTATGGTTTCTGAAAACTATACATTGATGAGGACACTCTATGCTTTTTGAAACATTTATAAAAACATTTGAATTACCTCTGACTGTTATAGCGAATGCACTGACACTTCCGAAAGCATAAATATAATCAGCGTTAATAGTGATGTTAGCCACACCAGAAGATGGAACTATTATTATTGCTGCGGCCGTAGCTACATAATTGTCAAATTCAAGAATGCAATTCGAAGGATTCAATATTCTTATTATGGTTTCTTTCAAAACTGCATAACCATAAAAATTTGATGTTCCAGCACCATAAGCACCATCAGAAATCTCACTTCCATCAAGTACAACTCCTGGCTCACAATAATAATCAACCCAATCAATTAAACCTACATAATCAGCATAGTAACCTTGTCTGATATGTATAAGAACCTTATCATTGCTTGATCTACCAATAGAAAAAGCAACTGAGGCAGCTTGGCTTATTGTTTGATATGGTAAATCAAATCTACCAGGTAAAGCAGTTCCATTATTTCCGTGGATAGGATCAACCCACAGTACGTTAGAATAACGCACCAATGCCGGTCCAGATGAACCGGAAAACATTAACACCCACCTGCCTAATCCAAGATCAGTTAAAAAACTGTTTCCAGATATATGATTTACTATACATCTATAATATAATCCGGTAGATGGATTCATTACTTCTCTACCTAAATCATATTCATAAGACCTCTTCCAATCAGGAATGTCTCCAGCTTGCTGACCTGGATATTGTGAATTGCCTCCATGACCTTTTGCCTTGGACTGCTTTGGGAATAACTTTGACTCTGGACCAAACATGATGATTAATTATTGCAGCATTCGTCTCCGAAAGCCATGGTTCCAATTAAAATATTTCTCATGTTATGCTTCCATATCGAAGGATAGAAAGCATTCATGTTGAATCCTCCTGAAGGAAGATCTCCTGCGTTCAAGTAAACACAACATGCAGATGATCTGAAAGGTTCTTTTGCTTTAGCTACTTGAGGTATTTGATTACCAAAAATACTCCTCTTCTCTTTTCCATTCAATGAATCTCTAAAAAAAGAGTTTCGATTGAATCCTTTGAACATTCCTCCGCTTAGTGACATATCTTCAATTTTAATTTCAGTTAGAAATCTTCAGGAACAATCTCTTCTATAACAGGATTTGCTGGAGTACATGATGTTGGTGGTTGCTGGTTATTGATTTCTCCATCAGCAATAGAACATGGGCAACTCGAATCTCTCTCGTCTTCATTTGTAAAAAGAGATCTGTACTCCTCTATCGAAGTGTCCGGAAATACTCCCCGGCTGTTACCGCTCTTTCTAAAAAATCCTCCCATTATTCGTCTTCAAACATTCTTGCAGTACCTCCTCCAACTTGTTTAGAGAGAGCTTCCTTACTTACCATCTGTTCTAATTTGTCATACAACTCTAAAAGATCTTGACTGCCTTTGGCCATCGCTTGATGGTCCTTATAATTCTTCTCTGTGATACTCATCCCATTGAAGACATCAAGGTATTCATCAATCTTTTTCTTTACCCCCTCTAACAATCTTTCTTTGTGATTGAATTGTATGCTGTTAAGCTTATCAACAATCTCTTTGAATGTAGAGTTTTCTTCAACTGATTTCCAATAATCAGGATCCATTACGATATCATTGGAAACTAATTTTTGACGATCAGATAAACTCATGCTGGAGTAAATAGATCTTTTGTCGTAAACATAAAAAATGTATGAGGCCATCTTGTAAAACCTATCACGGTTTTTTCCGGTATCAGAATCATACAGTCTTTTAATCGAAGCATTCATTAATCCTTGCTCCGTCACGACTACTTTTGTGTTGTGTAACTCAAAGAACATCTTCTGATAAAGCTGATGTTGGAATTTGTTTAGGGAATGATTCAGGATCTACTGATTGAATCTTCTTTCCAAATGGAAGAAGCTCCATGGTAAGAAACCTTCCTCTGTCGTATCTTCCTGACTTATCAAACCAATGACATTCAACTCCGATAACAAAAGTTTTTGGCTTCTCTTTTCCATTATCAATCACTGTCTCAGTCTTCTTTAAGACATCATCGACAATCATTTTTCGATCCGGATATTCTCTATGAGCAACTTCAACCCCAGGCTTTATCCAATACTTATCGTCTCTTTGTGATATTTTCTGTTGATCTGACATCTTTCTTTTGTTCAAATGTATGAAAAAAAATCAGAAGATTGATATGATAACACCAGGGTTCTTTTTGTCATATTCGTACTCCAAAAAGTATGGACGAAGCTCATCGCAGTTATCATCTGTTATCCATCCATATTCCACCATCATGTCCTGAACTATTTGAGCTGCATTTATGTAATCAAATTTTCTTCGACTACCTCTAATGAACTTAAAACAAATACGATACGGAGACGAGAATCCTTTTATCATGTTAAGGAATTCAACTTTTTTTGACATGTAATCGACTGAGTGATCCTTTATGTATCTTTTTGTTGTATCTGAATGCATAAGATTCAATCTTACAGGAAGGAATTTACCTCCTCTTTCCACGAAAATCTTAGCTGGTGTTCCGGCTTTCAAAAAGAAGTACCCTATTTCTTTGGAGTTCTTTGATGATGGTACTTCTCCTGGAATAAATATCCCTCTCTTTTCTATTTCATCTTTCGTGCTCATATTCTCGTATTACATGAATATGTCCATCAGCCTCGCATAACGGACAGTCTTCAATTGTATCTTCAAAAACAAAAAAACCATTACGCAGGTTCGGGGACCAAAATGTTAATGATCCCTCCCCCATGCATAGTGGGCATATTCTTTTGTCGATTATATTATTCATTACTCCTTTGATCTGTTTTTCATGATCTCATCAGTTCGCACGGCATCCTCCGGAACCGTTGCTTCGCTGTTGTTTTCTCTGAGAATTTCTTCATAGGCATCAGCATTCACTTTCTTCCACTCACGAAGATCTCTTGAATAATAACAGATAGCCTCTTCCAGGGAATCCACTGCACGATCTAATGATCGGACAAGCAAATACCCATAAGCAGGACTTATTGAATGCAGAGGTCTCATTCTGATTTCAACAATCTCTCTAAGATATAAATCACAAGTACGAATCATTGACTTCAATGAAAGCACATCTCCGGGATTTGAAATAGCTGCCAATTCCCCAAGGTCAACACCATCCTCAATGACCATGTTTAAATCTCTATTACTCTTGTATGGATCTGGTGAACCAAGATGTAAACAAGCCCGGCCAATAGCCATTCTTGCTTCAAGTAGTTTAACGTACCCCATTGCACCAGGGATATTGATCTCTGAAAAATCTAAAGCATTAGTAATTCCCTCTCTGAATCCTACAAGCTTTGTTATCAGTATTGTTCTCTCTGTACTCATATCTAAGTTGTTAACAATTGATTGTTGATATATCTGTTATTGCTTCATCTGAAAGTTCTCCGAAAACAGGACGAAAATCGTCCATGACAAGTGCGATAATCTGTTGGCGGAACTCCGGAAGCATGTCTGACCAGTTAACGCAGTGTATCGCATCATACACATTCATTCTCTCTTGCTGGATAACGATTCCACACATGCCTTTACAGCTATTGATTGTGCACACACTGAAGTGGGAACCATTAAACATCTTCTGAAGGGAATGTGCGGCTGCATTCACCTGGATATCCTTGGTGACATCCCCTGATTTAATCCCCCCGGCTACAAGTACAGAATCTACATCTCTGTAAAAAGCCTTTGGATCTCCGATCTTGCGGATCTCTATTCCGAGTTTTTTAAGCATGGTATTTAGAATTTAATATTTGGGTTTGCTATTGAAACCATGTCAGCTATATTATCAACAGATGGTGTTCTAAATTTCGTAAACTTACTTTCTAACTTCTTAGCGTCGATAATCTCTTGAATGGTACTTGGGTCCTTAGAACCAAAGATCTGCTCTGAAACAGCTTCCTTGTATCTCTCGATCAATATCGTCTCCTGGTTGTATGTTAGATCTTTTCCGAGAACACGAGAAATACGATTCTTACTTTTCTCCATGATCTTTGTAAATTTGTATTCCATTTCCGGATCTACAATAATTTCCAGAATCATGAATCTTGGCATTGACTTCAATTGCTCCCAGTATTCAAGATCCTTTCCGTTAAGTGTAAGATCAAACCAATTTGAATCTACCTGCTTTATCTTCGAGGGTCCAAACATCAGGTGTCTCTCAAAATCCTCTTGAATCTTTGCAAAAGTAGTTGCTAATCCCTCGTTGATAACAGGATCAATACCTGCAATGTATGGACTTTGATGTATGCTTACATTAAAGCCATTGGATACACCCGATGACTCGGAAAAAACATCAGGTGCACCAATAGCCCCTTCGTTGGCAACAAAGGATTTCTTATTTGGATCTGTAACCGATAAACCATCTACCGAATCGTAGTTGATCTCTATTCCTGATAACTCAGGGAATTTCTTTTCTTCATTCATAACCTTCCGAGTTTTGATTTAATCAAAGATAAATAATCTCTCCAATAAATCAATACAATCAATCATGGAACTATCCACATTAACTCCCCACTTAACTTGAATAACTATCCACATAAAAAAAATTATATAAAAAAAATTTTAGAAAGATAGTAGATGTCTGATGGTGGGGGTGGGGGGGGGGGGGGGGTGGGGGGGGGGGGT